ATGACTTTATTTCGACGCTACTTAGCAGCAGCTGCAGTTTTGTTATTTTCTTCCGCAGGGGCAGTAGCAGCAACAGGGCAAGAGCAGTGGCCTGAAATCTTCTTCCCAGATAGTACTGTCGCCAAAGTAAAACATCAGAAAGAATACTGGGCCGCAAACAATTACGACCCGAGCAATTGGTTCGAGGACCACACTGCGACAGGCACATACTTGAATCGCGCTTCCATTTGCAAGCCTAGAGAGCCAAGCCTAGTAGATGACAAGGGCCTGGTAATGGCAAAGGTTGGTGATGGCGCAGAATATAACCCCGTCATGCTGGCGCAATGCGGGTTAAGCGCTTACGGGAAATGGCTCAAAAGCAAAGAAGGGAAAGATTTAGCTATTGCAGTTGCCTATGGCGAAAAACTCATAGAAACACAAGATAAGCGCGGCGCATTTCCGAACGATTACCAGCACCGATACTATGTGACGAAACAAATGATGCCGGCGGGCTGGACATCTGCAATGGCGCAAGGTCAAGCACTGAGCTTATTTGCGAGGCTTTTTGCCGGCACAGGGGATCAGAAATTTATAGCCGCTGGCAAGCTTGCTCTTAACTATTTGTTAACCCCGACTTACAAGGGAGGGGTTCGGACGACCATGGCTAGCCTGGACCCTAGCCTTAAGGGCTATGTATTTTTTGAAGAGGTTGTAACCGAGCCAAACGATAACTACATTCTTAACGGCTATATGTTTGCACTATTGGGGTTGTATGATTGGTCAAAAGTACCTTCACCAAATGCTGCAGATCAGAAACTGTCCGCGCATTTTTTTAAAGAAGGCATACAAACGCTAGAAAAGATTTTGCCGTATTACGAAGTTGATGGACTGTCCGTCTATGACCTCACCCATTACACATTTAACAATCGGAAAAATATTCTGGTTACAGCCTCGTACACAGGCGTTCATGTCTATCTATTGCATGCACTGCATTCAGTTACAGGCAGTTCTATACTGAAAGATTACGAAGACAACTGGCATAATGACTTGATCGAAATCGCAAATTCTGAACAAGCAGAACAATAATCAAGTATAGGCGGGCGCCATTCATTCAGGGCGCCCTTAATTCCCCTTCACCTCGTCCCAAGCTTTCTCGCACGCCGACCCAGCTACTCCTCGCTCGTCGGCGACTGCAGCATAGAGTTGAGCAGCCTCTCCAATCCGGCCGAACACGTCGGCTCGCACTCGGGCGGCGTCTTCGGCTGCCTGGCCGAGCTGGGCAGTGATGGCATTGCCGGCTTTAATACCGCGCTGCTCAGCTGCGGCGAGGCGCTGCTGCAGGCGCTCAAGAGCACTGCCAGCGCGATCAGCGTCAGTCCTCGCTGAAGCCAGCTGTTCCTGTGCCTGTTCATCTGCTTTCTCCGTTGCGGCCTGGCGCCGCTGGTTTTCCTGAATCACGAAAAGCGCCGCACGACGGTCGCGCTCGCTGACATCGGTGCGGTAGTTGGCAAGCTCGACCTGTGCCTTCGAGGCCACAGACTGCGCCGATAGCACCCGGATCTGCTGCCCACCGGCTACAACAGCCAGGGCAAGGACCCAGTAAGCCCAGCCGGGAATCAGTTTTAGCCAGGCGGTCATGTCATCACCTCACGGACGGCCTGCGCGTACAGGCGATCCCATGTGTGACGATGGGGTTTCCCGGGTCGCCATACGCGCAGGTACAAATCCCAAGCGCCTTGTACGTCCTGCGCATCAGGCAGCGGCTTTGGATCGGTCCACAGCAGCAGTCGGCCGAATGCCATCGCCAGCACATCATCGAACTCGATCGCGTCGAATGCAGCGCCCACGGTTGGCTCGACACCCCGCTCGATGCAGACACGCTCCGCATCGTCCTTGCTGGCCGGATGGTTCATCACGCCACGCACACCGCCGCCGCGCTCGAATTGCAGAAGCCCATGCGCAGGCCCGCCGATCTGGTGGCGATGGATCAGGCCGCTTTCCTGCAAGCCGATAGCCAGCAGCATCACTTCCGCTGCGTCACTTCTCATACGGGCAGGCAGCATCGCGAGAGCGGGCGCTATGGCTCGCTCCCGTATTTCAGAGAGGGTCATGATTTTCTTCCAGGCAGAAAAAAGCCCCGACTGGCAGGGCTGAAGCAGCGAGCCGACTATCCGACCAGGTTCGCTGTTATGTTTCGCGTTGCGCCGAACCTGTTGCGGATATTCAGTTTGCCTCCAGAGAAGTACAGGCGGAAATCACCACTAGCAGGCTCTGTCGTGTCGCCCGCCACGAACCGCGCTGCTGTCTGTTGCAGAATGGTTACGCCGGTATCATCGAAGCAGGCGAGGCACGTTGCAGCACGGTCAAACCCGGCAGAAATAAGCACAATCCCGCCACTGCTCCCTACGCCCGACGGGGCGATCTGGAGTAAGCCAGCGTCAGCAACAACCCCGGTCTTTGAGGTTACGGACGGGCTATCGGTCCACCCTGGCGAGTTTACTGCTTGCAGCCGACGGTCCTGACTGCCAGAGACAGCAGACATCAGCGGGACCGACGCTCCGCCAGTGTTCGCGACGTTTGCCGCGAGCACGTAACCGATGCCATTACCCACTTCCCACACGCCGGCAATCGTCGGCTGCCCGGAAATGTTCGTCAGGGATAGTGTAGGAACTCCCGTGCCCGTTGCCTGGTGGCCCACAAGGTAGTCGCTGGGTCCGACGACGTTAACGTCCGACACTGAGCAGCCAAGGCTAGCTGCTTGGTCGGTTACAAAAACGATGCCGAAAATCGAAGTCCCTGTGATCTCCCCCCGAATACCAGAGATGGTCCCGTTTGCAACAGTGCGCCCCGCCTCTGTGTTGCCAACCCAGCGAGCCACACCACGGCTACCGAATCCGGTATAAGTGAAGTGAATATCACGGATCGTGACGCCGGACTGCTGGGCCTCAATATCCCAATCGTTAGGGCCGACACCTGCGACCCCGCCATTCACAACGGCCGCTTCTTTGATGATTCTGAGGCCGCTGATAATTCCCGACTGCCCTTGGTGCTTAACTGAGCGATTGCGGACGTTCTTGACCGTCCCGCCCCATACGTTATGTGTGGCCTCAGTGGCAGCACTTATTGAGCTGAAAAGCCGGATGCCATCCTGATCGGAGTAGTTTGCGGGGTCGTCTGAAAAAATGTTCTCGACATGAGGCTCGACAATATCGACATAACGAGATTCGCCGTCCGCAGAGCGCGTAACGCTGATGCCAAATATGCCAAACACACCGGGATCGTTCGCCCCAGCAGTAAGGCGGGCATTGAACACATGTGGGCGCTCAAGATAGACACGATGGAAGCCGCCGACGATAAGAATGCCGTCGCCGTAAGATAGGCCGAGTGTATGCCTGCGAACATTAATGGCGGTCAGCTGAACAGCGACAAGATCAGGCGAGACGTTGATCGCTCCGCTAGCAGTACTCTCGAAAAACCATCCGGTATGACTGGCCTCTTGAGCATCAGAAACAATCCGCCCGGAAATTTGGTGCTTGAACGCCGGGACCGTCAGTTTCAAACAGCTCTGCACGTCTACGCCCATGTAACGCAGGGTGGCGCCTGAAGCACTCCAATCAATCCGCGACGTGAGCGCGAGATCAATAACCGATGAGTACTCGTAGGTTAGATCGCCAAATTCAAGCGGCTCTCCGGAGGCCATCGCAGCTCGAATAGAAGCTGCGTCGTCTATGCCTGTTGCTGCGCGTGCGCCGTATTGCGTGAGGCTTACCCGCTCAGCCTGAAGAACCCAGCAGCCCGAGCCTGCGGCATCCGTCTCTCCGACTCCGTTAAGGAAGTCGGCCAGTGCGCCCCACGGGACCGTAGGGCTTATGACGCGACCACCGTCGTGCTCCGCTTTGGCACGGGAAGCATCCCAATAAAATGTGCCGCCGCCAATACCCAGGTCGGCGTGATAGCTTTGAACGAGAACCGCTTGCCTCTTGTTGGTCGGTACTTCGGCAAGCTCTGAAATGCTGCCGCGGACAACCCCAGCCCTTGCCACAAGGTCGGAGCCTTGGGTGATATTAGAAAGCTCCTGCCGGAGTACGTCCTCTTCGCGCAGGGAGAGATTAGGCAGATCGGTCGCCCAGTCGCCAGTAAGTGTCAAGGGCACTGCCGCTGTGCCGGTCGGAAAGTAAAGCCCGGCAGTCGTGCCAGTGGTCGCCGCACTCACGAAGACGTACTCGTTCCGCTCTGCTAACACCACATTGGCCGCATAGTCGCCCTTGCCGACATAGCCGGACGACACCAGAAACGCCTGGAACCGGCTTTCCTTGTCGGCCTGACTCAGCGTAAAGGCGTTCTCACGCCCCTCCTGCGACGTGTCGAATGTGTTCTCCATGCCCGCCCACGACTCGCGCAGAACGCCCTTGCGGTCGGCATAGAACGGATCGGCGCCGTTGACCAGCTTGTCGAGGTTTTCGGCGTTGTCGTACAGGTCGCGCGGATCGGTCGACGGGACGTTGTTGCCGGTGTTGAAGGTCATAAGGTTTTACTCCAGGCGTGCAAATCCGCACGGCGTCCGTTAGGGCCGTGTCCGGTATGTGGTGTTGGCTAGTTGTTAAGCGGGGCTATTGTCGTCGTCTGCGTAGACTCGAACGTCGAAGTTCATCGCTTCAACCGAGGCGCTTTCTGTGCCGTTTGGCGTTATGCCAGTGATTAGCACCGGATAGCTCCAGCGATTGAGCGGCCCGAATAGAAGGTGCGGCGGCTCAATGTCCCAGCTCGTGTCGGGTTCGAAGTCGAGGCCAGTAATCGACAAGTGATACTCATCGATCTGCTTGGCCGTGTAAGGGCCAGAGAGCGTGCCGTCAGGTCGTCGGATGCCTATGACGTGCGGCCCTTCTGCGGACCAGTCAAACGGCTCAGAGGATTCGATGATGCCGTTGTCGTAGCTCAGCATGATTGCGCTCTGCCCGTACCCCGGCACGTCGTCACCGACCGCGCAGAAACTCAGGTAGCGGCTGTTCAGTGCATCGAGTTCGGTTGCCCACTGGTAACTCCAGCGCCGGTACTTCTGCGAGCGGCGCTGACGCATGCCGATCCGCCAAGCCTTCGTGCGACTGGTGACGCCCTCGAGCTGGATCTTTTCGACCCGCTGCCCGATGTCACCTGGCAGCCGGCACTGGACCGTCTCCTTCTGCCAGGTAACGCCGTCCACGTACTCGACATCAACGCCGTCGTAGTCGTCCGGCTTGCGCGCCGAGAACGAGCGCGACAGGCCTTCGGTCATGTTCTGCGGGGTATACATGTGTTCGAAGGTTGTCCGCGGCTCATCGCGTACCGGACGAATCTTGCCGCGATCAATCGTGATGTCGGCGAAGCCGGCCATCATGGCATCAACCAGGCATTGCTTGACCGTGCTCAGCGAATCCACGGAAGAATCGAAGTAATCGCCGCGCGCTGCCCACACCTCGCCCAGTCGGTCCAGCTCTGTCATGTCCAGGTCGTCATCTGTGTAGCCGATCGACCGGGCGACGTGAGCGATCCAGGGCGCGATATCACGGGTCGGAGACTCAACGTCCCATGCCCCGCCATTGCGAACAGGCAGAACGCGCGTAGCCTCAACCGAAACCAGCTGTTCAGACTGAGCAGCTAGCCGGTTGCCGCCACGAACGCGCATCGCCAGTAGCGTTACGCCCTCATAGCTTGTCGGGCCATTCAGACGAGAGCGCAGGCCGTACCACTGCACTCCATCCTGCTGCTGCGTGCTTGTGGATTCGGCACCGATACGGCGCATGCGAACCTCTGCGCGCATGGCGTAAGGGAGAGCGGCCGACTCGGTGTAGCCGAGCTGGTCCATGGTTGTTGCCTGGTAATACTTGCGAACCGACGTCCAGGCGCCGGCTGCCTCTATATCGCGGTATTGAACCTCGACCGTTACGCCGAGCGGATAAGAACGACCCTTTTTATCGATTCCGATCAGGCCTCCAGGGAACATCACATCCCATTCGATAGCCGTGGTTAGCTCGCCATCCGGGCAGGCGGCGAACGGGCCACACCAGTTGCCCTCTTGGGTCGAGCCGTCGAGAACGATAGAAGCCAGCGATGTAGTCAGCGGAAGATAGCCAGGCCACGTTAGGTCCGTTGCGCCGGTATCGGTCATGCGCTCGACAGATATGGCTTGCGCACTAGCCGCCAGCAGCCTATAGCGAAGACCGCGATAGCCGATACCCATCTGGACACTGCCGGTCAGCAGCCCCGTTACCGGCTCACCGCCGTCATAGCTCAGCGTGATCTGGTCTGGATCAGTCTCGAGCGCGCCCGGCGTGTAGGATTCGACGACGTACATGCCCTCGTTGTCGCCAACGATCTCAATAAGCATTCCAACGGAAGGCGCTAGCTGCGAAAGATCCCCCTCAATGACGTCTCGATCCGCGCCGCCGTCGACAACCGTGTAGGGGTAGGTCACCTCTATGCGGGCAATCATGCCGGCAGCCCAGCCTGACGGGAACTCGCCAGCACCTGACGGGATGGTCACGGTGTCACCATCGAACAAATAGGATGAAGCAGACGCTTCAGGCGATACCGCAAACGTCGCCTTCAGCTGGAGACCGGATGTTCCGGTGGAAGTCGCGCCAACTTCTGGACAGGAGTTCCACCAAACCGCGCACGGCTCAGCGCTCAGGTCTGCGCCAGGCTGGTAGACGGCGAACTGCACATCCTCACCCAGCGAGATAACCGGAGTGTCGCCAATCTGGATGCGGCTTTCTGGGATGCTGTATTTGCCTTTGCCGACGCACAGCAGCATATCCACCCACTGCTCACGCGGCGACGTGAAGTACCGGCGCAGCGGCAGTAGATAGTCAGGGTAAACCTTGCGCTTTCCGGCGATCTCGCGAATCGGTGCGTTGGTCTTGACCTGATTACCTTTCGTTGTTGCCAGATCGAGCTGGTTCCCTTGCGTCTGGCCGCCCCGGTTCATCGATGCCGGCTTGGGCATCAGCAGGACGGCGAGAACAGCAATAGCCGCAGCGATATAGCCGCCATAGGCAACAAGGAACGCGCCGACGCCGGCCGCTTTCGGCTGCGGGTAGATATCAACCATATCGTCGGGGGCGAACTCGGCAGAATCCCAAGCCGCAGGGTCTATCAGGTCGCCGTTGATGTGGATGCTGATTGGCGCAACATCCATCGCGCGGTAGTTCTTCACGTTGGCCCGAAGCCAGGCGCCCAGCGTCATCGGCTCAAGGGTGCGATGTTCTTCCAGCGGCGCGCCGTCCAGAGTGCTCGGATAGATATTGATCACAGCTTGTCCCTGTAATAGATGACGCGCAGATAACGAGACTCGAAGTCGGGTATGCGCAGCCAGCGGGCGCTGGTTCGGTCGTTGCGGATTTCCAGAACAGCAAGCGCGCCGTCCACTTCAATAATCACTGCCACATGGATGACGATTCGCCCACGGAACACGGCAGCGATTGCTCCTGGCTCCGGCTGGCATTCCTCCATCAGCGCCGCCTGCTCTTCGTAAGCTCGCGTGAACGCGGCGGGCATGGTGTTGCGCACCGCGCCGAATGAAGGCAGCAGCGGAAGCCCTAGCAGCTCGTGGCGCACCGCCCGGACCAGCCCCCAGCAGTCGTAACGCGCAGGGCCGCGCGCGCCGTCCTCGTAGGTGGCGTTTAGATACTTTTCGATCATCAGAGGTACTTCAGGCCGGGGGCGAATTCAGTCGTGTAAAGGTCACGAGGCCAGCCGCTGTTGATTAAGTCGTAGAACCCGGCCTGAATCTGAACAGCGGTTCCTTTGATCTCTCCGCCCAAGACCGACATCCGATAGGGCGGCTCAGCTGGGGTTGTCAGATCGCTGGCCAGGTACGAGCGGTAAGTCATGGTGACGCGCTGCTCTGCCTCCAGCGCCTCGTCAATCAGCGCCTGAGCCTCGCCTGTTACGTTGTCGATGGCGAAGGTAAGCGTCTGGTTGCCGCTATTTCCCCGCTTCGGCAGCGCAACGGCCATGCCAGATGCCTGAAACGTCAGCGCCCGGCCATCCTCGGTGATGCAATGCTGATCCTCGAAGCCATTGCATAGAAGGATCGAAGAGGCCCACGCGGGACAGGTCAACTCCAGCGCGGAAATGATCACGTCGCCACCCGATGCATACACCTGCTCGAGCACGGTCATTCTGGCCACTCCTGATTTATGCCTTCGTCAAAGGCGCCCATGAAGGTCTGGTATTTCGATTCTGGCCATTCGCGGTTGATAGCCATGTCTAGCAGCGAAGGGAACAGGATGAACTGCGGCAGATGCTGCCAGCCATCGGCAAATGTCTGCTTCTCGCGGATCTCCAGTCGGCAACTGATGCTCCAGTAATCAGGGCCGTTCATGCGCGCGGTGTAAGCCGGCGCATTGTCTGAGCCCACGAAGCGCATCACGGTTTGGGTTGTGATCCCTCCCGTTTGCGCCCAGCCGGTGAACCACTCCTGCCCTTCTTTCAGCTCCCAGCGAAACCAGGCTTCGAACAGCTCAAACTCTTTCTGAGGCATGCCCCATGAGAGCGTCACGAAGCTGGGCACGCTGGTGTATTTCCGCCGCTGGCGAGCCCGACCGCTTTGCATTGGCGTACGGGTCAGGTTCGGCGCGTGTTCCAGCGCATAGCCGGAAAGGTCTGGATAAGGCAGTTCTGCAGGGTACTGAATCATCCGCCTACTCCTTTAACGCCGAATTTCTGGCTGATTGCTTTGGATGCAGGCCCATCGCCGAAGATGTCAGCCACGAAAGCCTGCACATTCCAGGAGCCGTCAGGGTTCTGCGTTTTTTCAACCTTGCCGGCCTTGCTGGCGTCCTCGACGAGATTGACGGTCATATTCAGCCCGCCGCCGCCTGACTTGCCGCCGCCCTGCTTGGTGTGATCGATGATGGTCTCGTTCGGGTGAACCATGGCCATGAAGCCGCCCTTGCCATCCAGGCCACCAGTACGCGAACCGTTGCCGGTGAAGCCGCCGCCCTCGAAGGACATAGCTACCGAGCTGATATTGCTGACCAGGCCAGCCGTAGCAGCCGCCACCGAAGCCATCGCAGCAAGGTTGAGCGGCCAAGGGTTGGCTGCAGCGAGGGCGATACCTTGCTGAATAGCCACCATCGACTGAGCGATTGCGAATGCTTTCTGCGCGACGAACATCGCCTTGTAGATGCCGGACTGCTCCCCGGCAAACTGCGCGGTAATGTCTGCCAGGTTCCCGAATAGATCCGAAGCCCCTGCCAGTGCTACCTGCTGCCGCGCGGCTTCAATCTCGCTGACTTCCTGCTGATGCTGCGCGTGGATGTTGGCAATGCGGGTCGCGTATTCCTCCTCAGTGATGGCCTTCGTCTCAAGGTATGCTCGCTGCTTTTCCAGTTCGGTCATGCGCCACTGTTCGAGCGCTAGCGCCTCCTCTTGCAGTCGAATGAACTCGCTTCCAGGGCCTCCAACTGCTGCATCAACGCCGCCACCATCTGGAGCCTGAGAAACCCCCTCAACAGTGCCAGGTGCCTGCGCAGAACTGAGCTGCACATCACGTATGCGCCGCAGCGTTTCGAGGCGCCGCAGTGCCTCTGCGTTGCCCTGGCGCTCGTACTCGGCGATCTTCTCGGCGTACTCCAACTCGAACTGTGCGTCGTTGGCGGCGCGGAGCTGTCCCGATTCACGCAGGATTTCGATGCGGATCTGTTCTTGCTCGGTCAGGTCGCGCTTGGCGTCCAGTTCGCGGGCGAGATCAATCAGGTAGTCGGCCCGCTGTCCGACGATGCCTTTGAGCGAGCCGCTTTCCAATTCGTAACGAAGGCGCGCCTCCTCGCCAACTTGCCCGTACAGCTCAATCTGTCGGCCAAGCTCGGTTTCGGTGTTGCTATAGAGAGCGTCAAGCTTTTTGGCTGCCGTCTCGGCTTCCTTGATGGCTGTCTTGGTCGCCTTCGATATCGCGACACTGATTCCGGCGTCCTCGCCCTTCGGCGTCTCTGCTCCGGCTTTCTCGCCAACTCCGATCAGTCTGTCCCGCGCCTGGCGGAACCGCTCGATCTGCCCATTTAGCTGCGCGAGCTCGGTGTCGATTTCCTCCCGGTCGTAGAACTTGAACTTGAAAAACGCTGTGTCGTCCGGATCATTCTTGTCCAGCCGACGCCGTACGTCCTGCAGATCACGAATTCGCGATAGCGTGACGCTGATCTCGTTGTTGAATCCTTCGGCGGTCTGCTTGCTGTCACGGAAGAAGTCCATGAACTCGCCAGAGCTGAACCGATCTAGGGCGCCGGACAACTCCAGAACCGCACTAGCGAAACCCTTGCTCGCCCCGCTTGCCTCGTCCAGTTTGCCAATGACGCCGACAAGGGAGTTAAAGAAGGTTGTCGCAGCCTGCGCCGCAGTCACCTCTAGCGTGGTCGACAGTGCCGCAACCTCTGCCTCTTGGCTCTGCAGGCCGCGAATAATCTTGTCTGCAGTCAGCTCGCCATCGGCGCCCATCTGCCGAAGCTGACCGGTCGTAACGCCAAGCCCGCGCGCGATGGCCTGAGCCAGTGCCGGCGTGCCCTCAAGAATGGAATTCAGTTCATCGCCACGCAGCGAGCCAGATGCCAAGGCCTGGCCAAACTGACGCATTGCGCCCGACGCGGCCTGCGTATCGGCGCCGCTCAGGGCAATCGTGCGACTGACAGTCTTGGTGATTGACTCGACGTCAGCGAAGTTCAGACCAAGGGTCTTGGCGTTCTGCGCGATCCGCTGGTAGACCTCGGCGGTTACTTCGAGCGGCTGATACGTCTCCTGTGCGGCGCGCATCACTGAAGCCTGGGCGAAGGCAAGCTGCTCGCTGCCCTCGGTCACTAGGCGCAGCCGGTTGGTCAGGTTGGTGTATTGCTCGGCAGCGCGGACCACTTCACGCACACTGATGGCCGTCGCCAGAATCCCGCCAACCTTGGCGAATGTGTTGCCCATCTTGCCAACAGAGCTTTCTGCGCGATTGGCGGAGGCCGGCAGTTTGTCGAGTTCGGCCCTGGCCTTGCCGACTTGCGTGCTGTCGACGCTGACAACCAGCTTTGCATATTCAGTCATTCGGCAACTCCAAAGTGCAAAGCGTGGTTTTCAGCAATCAGTTCAATCTGTCGGCGTAAGCGAGGGGCAGACGCCAGCAGCGCCACGGCGTCGATATCCGAAGGCAAGGACCACTCAGCGATCAGCGCGGCAGCAAGGGCTGCTCTGCGCTGCCTGGCGTGATGCTTGCGCAGCGACGGCTGATCAGCAGACAGCCGACCGTCGTTCACGGCCTGCATCACTACGTCTTCGCTGGCCTGCTTGAACTCGGCGCTCATCACGGAGCGGACGCGCATCCACTCCCGATTTCCGTCAGGGTCCACAAAGTCAACGCGAACCCCAGCGCTTGCGCGCGTTCTGGTATAGAAATCCTGGGGGCGCATCGCTCTTTCCTCGGGCAATAAAAAACCCGCCGAAGCGGGTTGTCTTGTTCGATATCAATTCACGCCGTACTGGGCTTCTTTGCTAGCAACGACCAAACGAGCGCGGCAACCCAGCCAATCAGCGTCCAACCTAGCAACAGATTGAGCGCCATGATGGCGACTGCATTGTCATGGCTTCTGAGATAAGCGATTAGACCAGGCAGAAAGTACAGCCCGACCATGAACGCCAAAGTGATGATTTCCATATCGCGCCCCCATTTAAGAAAGCACAACTGTACCAAATGCCATCACTACTGGCTCGCAACACGACACTCAGCCGCAGCCAGCCGGCGCAGCAGGTCTATCTCATAGGGCCGGAGGCTCACCCCGTACAGGTCTGCCCAGGCCTTCAGCTCGGCCATCGACTCGAAAGGCCTGGCTGAGCAGTACCATCCCCAGACGTAGGCGAGTTCGGGCGGGCATTCGGGACCATCCAGCCTCGCCGGACGCTTGCCGGTCTTTTCGGCTATCGCCTCCAACTGCGCGCGGATGGTGATTCGCTTGTCCGGGCCTTTCTTGGGTCGCGGGCCGGCAGGCTTTAACAGACCAAGCTGATGCTCGGCGTGCTCGATCAGGCTTTTACTGAGCCCGTCGAGCGTTTCCCGAAAAAACGGCGGCGGTCACTCGCGAACCGGTCAACCTCTGCCGTGATGTAAGGCGATTCGCGCAGGAACTCCAGCAGCTCGGCTTCGCTGAACTCAGCATCGAATGACCAGCCAATGACCAGTGCGGCATTCAGCTTGAGGCGTGCCTGCTCGGTCTTTTCCGCCTTCTCGGCCTCATCTTTTAGCGAAGTGGCAACCAGCAGCTCGCGGCGGAACTGATCGGCGGCCAGGCGGCACTGATCGGAATCGACGCCCCGGATCAGCAACCACTCATCTGTCGGCGTGCCATCAGGCAGGGAGAGCGGCATGCGCTCCCCCTCGTTCGCCTTGGCACGAGTGAAAAAGTCACTCGGTTTCATGCGAACCCCTTAGATAGCCGGAATGCGGGTGATGGTGATTTCAGTCGAGACGGCCGGATCGTTGAACGCCCGATAGTCGTAGGACTGAATGATCGGATCGTCGCCGCTGCCTTCTTCGCTCGATGTGGTCAGCTTGGCCTGGGTCATGCTGATTTCGTAGCTGTTGTCACCATCGGTCAGGCTCACGACCAGCGGGGTTTTCGTCTCGCCGAGGTATTTGTCCTTCAGACGACTGTCCTCGATGTAGGCGGACAGGCTGCCGGAGACGTTGATACGACCCAGCTTGATGTCGTAGGCGTCGCGCGAGAACAGGCGGTAGATAGCCTCCATGCCGTTCTCCAGCGTGATGCTGAGCGCGGTAGCATGGTTGAGGCCAGTACCGCCCTCGAACAAGGAACCTTCGAACGTGGTCATCATCACGGTAGTGGTTGGCGCAGCGATGGATTCGGTCACGTTGTCGAAGACGTAAGCCTCCTCCTTCTTGCCAATCAGCGAGAAGGTAACGCCGATCTTGCCCTGCAGCGGGCAATCGATGGCGACGGTGCCAACTTCACAGCCGCGATAGATCAGCCAGCGGCCAATGTCCTCGTTGTGCTTGAGGACGGCGAAGCGGCGTCGCGTCGAGCCAGTCTTTAGCGTGCCACCGGTTTCGATCGTAACGGAGGCGCCTGCCAGCTCATCCACCAGTGTGACGGCGGCGCCAGCCAGGTCGGTGACGGTGATCTTTCCGGCTGCGACCGATGCTACTTTGAACTGGCCGTTGTTCGCGGCAGTTGCGAAGCCGCTTACCTTGATGACGTCGCCAACCGCAAAGCCGGCGGTCACGAAGCCCGACGCGGAGTCGTTGAAGCTGTCGTCTGCTGCTGCGACAGAGACAGTCGTGGCTGTGCGGGTCTTCACCTGCCAGGCGCCGTGGAAAGCCGCTTCCAGCAGCATATCGAAGGTGCCATAGGTCAGTTCGGCCTCAAGGTCGCCAGTCACGCTGGAGACGCCACTACGGGACTCTGCCATGCGCCGGCCCGGCAACATCTCGTCAGACTCCAGTTCCTCGACGGACTGGCTCAGGCCGTTATTGATCAGGCGAAGCGGAATCCAGGCTACAGCAGGGTCCAGCGCACCGCCGACGCCCTCAAGTTTGATGTACGTGTTTTGGTTGACGCCTTGTGCATAGGGCATTTGCTATCTCCAGAAATGCAAAAGCCCGCTCAAGGCGGGCCGCGGTGTTTCGGGTTGTGGTTACGCCGGGAAGGACCAGGCCCAGCAGTAGATGCTGACGCTGACCGACTGCCAGACATCCTCTTGGCGAATCTGCGAGCGATCAGCGCGGCGGATCAGTACGCCCTGGCCTTGGTAGTCGAGGCGCTTGCCAGAGGCGAAGAAGGCCAACAACGTGTCCGCGTCAGCCAGTATTCCGGCGTGGCCGGTGTTTTTCGGGTGGAACAGGTCGACTTGCAGGATGCCGGACCACTCTTGCGCCGCATCCTTGCCCTGGCCGGCAGGCGCTCGGCCAGTTGGCAGGGCAGTGAGGCGCGCCCAGCTTTGGCCCGTCGGCGGCGTGAAACTCTTACCCTCAAATGCCGTCCGCGCATTGGGCATAACACCGGACGCGACGTAAGCCGCCACTAGGGCGCTGTGAATCTTGGATTCGGACATGGTCACACCTTGTTGTCGCGGATGGCTTTCTTCAGGTTGCGCTCAATGCGGTCCATGTTGCGCTTGACCATGCCCTCGGGCGCCTTCTGCGATCCGCCATTCTCGATAATCTCGGCGTAAGGCATGGAGTTACTGATGTAGGTTTCCTGGCCGGCACCTGCAGGCGTTTTAGCGACGACCTCAGCCATTGACGCCTTGCCGCTTTTATCAACTCGGCCATTCTCGCCAGTTGCGGGCTGGCCGACAGTCGTTTGCCAGTCCCCGCGGAGGCGACCATCTTTTACTGGCGTATCACGAATGATCCCGTTGAACAGCGACAGGGTTACAGCGCGGACTATGCCGTCGCTCGACTCGCCGGCCTTCACGGCAAACTTCCGCACATCATCTGCGAATGCCATCAGCGCCTCCCCTGCAGCTCATACACGAGCGGCGTACCGGCTGGGTTGATCTCCTTGATGTTGACGATGGTCCAGGTTGCGCCGTCAGCTATCACGGTCGTGGTAAGCGTTGGCGGTGTGATCTGGGCAGGCTGACCGTTGGCGTCTTCGGTCATCGCTGCGACGAGGATCTTCTTGTCGCCCTGGCGGATGACTGTGCCATCGGCGTAGCTCATGCCGGCCTGTTGCAGTGCGTAATCCTGCAGGATGGCTTGTGCGGGCTGGTCGATTGTTGCGCCTGGCGTGTCCTGGCCCGTCACCGGGTCATAGGTGCCGGGGCCTGTGTCTCGCAGGGTGATTTCCTGGCCGAACTGCTCTATCAACCGCAGAGCGGTCGAGGCCATGCGGTCGTAGAACTGCGACATGTCACGCCCTCACGGCAAATAGGCCACGCTTGACCAGGTAGTCAGCGAACTGCGTCCGACTAGGCCGATCCGGCGCAGCCGGCAGCAGATAGCCAGACTTGTTCTCGGCGTACTGCACGTCTACGGCGCCCTCTACCCGCTCGCGGATCACTGCGCCCTGACGCTGGGCAGGCGGGTCGATGTCATCGGCGTGAATCTCGGCAGCCAGCGCCATCTGGCCGTACTGGATGCGCGCCGGGATGTAGGTCGACGGCAGGATTTCACCGTCAAGCTCGACATCAGCACGAGGCCACGCCAGAGCCTGCGCAGCGCTCGCCTTGCGGCCTTTCCAACCCATTACCTGCATCTGCATAGCGGAGCGGCGTAAAAGCGCTTCCTGAGCCTCTACGGTGGCAGGAACGGTCACGCCGTAGTTCGCGGCATAGCTGACCAGATCGGCGGCCGTGGCGTAACTGTCGGCGTTCGGCAGGCCCTCGCCCGTTTCGATGGTCAGCATGGGTTATTCCTGATTGGTGATTAGCTTGAGCATCTGAGCCTTGGTCGCATTCGGCTCGAACTCAATACCAAGGCTCGTCAGGTGCTCTTTCAGCTTACCGGCACTGAGCTTGGTCACGTCGACCGTGCCTGTATCGGGTTTCGCGGTAGCGCCACCCTCGGATTTTTCCGCCTGTTCACGGCGCATTCGGTTAAATGCTGCAAGTCCCATGATTCTCTCCAGAGAAACGGGGGCCGGAGCCCCCATTACCTTAACCGTTGGTGATGACTGCGGCCATGCGCACGTTTCCGCGCTCGTAGACGCGATTCCAATTGGCAGCGGCTTCCAGTTCGGCGTTGGTCGGGCTGGAGCCGGCCACGCTTGTGCTGGTGAAGGCCACGCCACGCGGGTGCATGATGAAGTGGCTGCGAGTGATGAGGATATCCTCACCGGCCAGCGAGTCGCGATCGGTCTCGCTCGGGACCGGAGCGCCGCCTTGACCCATGCCCAGCGCGCCGCTACCGAACAGGTAGGAGGTGTATTTCGGCGCCGTGTCGGTGCTCAGCGCGCCGCCCGCCGGGGTAAATGGCATCGTGCGGTCAACGATGATGCGCAGGCCGCGATAGGTCTCGATCTCCAGCGCGCCCTGGCTTTCCTTCTCGAAGGAGGTGCCGTCGATCTTCTTCAGGTTGTGGTAGACGGTCGGATGAACGGCCATGCCGGAGATCACGCCCACCACGTCGCCAAAGGTCGCCTGGCCGTCGACGAAGGCGTCAGCGCTGAACTTGGTGCCGGATGTCACGTCAGCATTGGTTGCGCCGGAAACGTCCGCGATCATGTCGCCACTGTTGGCCGACAGGTTCTTGGCGAATACACCCTTCAGGGATGCCAGGCCGACCGCCTGCATGCGGCGTGCCCAGTAGTCGGCAACCAGATTGGCGATGGCCCCCATCGGATCATCACCGGAGAGCGCCTTGGCCAGATCGTTGACCGACCAGGCCTTGCCGCGCATCAGCAGTGCCGCCACGTCTTGCGCGGAAGTGATCTTGGCCGGGGTCAGCGCCGCGCTGTCGCTCAGCACTTCATCGGAGCCGGTCAGGTCCTTCCAGAACGGCATGTTGATCAGCTTGCCGCCAGCGGTGGCGAGACGGTTCAGCTCGGCGTCATTGGAGATCACACCACCCAGGTAGAACTTGGCAAGCTCGGTGGTTCGCTCGATGACGTAAGGGTTGAATACTTCAGGGACGATTACGTCCGCAATTTTGGTGCTCATGTATTACTCCGTTAGCGGGATGCCGCTTGTTTGAGCTGCGCTGCCATCTGCGGATTCTCCCGCGTGATGCGCGCCTGCTCGGTTAGGTTGAAACCTTCACCCTTGGCAAAAGGGTTGCTATTTGCGGCCCCGCCGCCAGGTTTGGCTCCGCCAGCCCCGCTGCCAGACGCCTTGCTTCCGACGATCAGTGGCGCAAAGGCCGGATCGTTGGTGAATTCTGCTTTTAATTCGTCCAGGGTTGCCGCGCTGGGCTTGCCGTTGGCGTCAAGAACGACGACTGTCGGCTTACCATCGCGGATATCCATGCTCAGACGGGCTTGGATGTGCGGCAGGAGGGCCTTGGCGCTGCCATGTACAGCTAGCTCGGTGGCTAGCTCAGTGGCAGTGCGGCCAACGGTCAATTGCTTAACCTGGCCCTCGTAGCCGTTCACCTGTTCAAGCAATTCCTGCTCGCGCTTGCTCAGCTTTTCCTTCCACGAATTTTCCAGCGCGTCGATGTCGCCGTTCTTACGGGCTGACTCTTCAGCAACCTTCTTGGCGGCTTCCTCGGCCTCGCGTGCTTTCGCCTTGGCTGCCTTGGATTCGCCCAGCAGTTCCTCAAGCTTGGCTTTCAGGCCGGTGACGTCCTCGCCCTGCGGGATGCCGTTAACTTTCAGCTGAAACTTGCCGTCTTTCTCTTCGTAAAAGGCGCGCGCGCCCTCGTCCAGCCCTTCCAGGCTGTCGCGTTGGTAGTCGAGCATGTATCCCCCTGGGATATTGAATTACCGGCCCAGCCGGCTAGATGCCTGCCCTTCGGAACGCTTCGGGCTCTAAGGCCTTCATCTGTTCGAGAGACAGTGGTTTGAATTGCCTATCCAGCTGCAGCTCAGCAAAGCGCTCAGCGCTCAACCCGCCGCTGCGGAACAGCTTTGCGCGCTCAGGACCGAGCGCGATGTTCTGGAACTCTGCGGGCTGTTTTTTCAGCCAAGAGAAATATGTCTCCGACGCGTCGACATAACCGTCCTTGCTGGATCGCGTGGCGTCTTCGTCAAGGAATGAGTAGCGGGCGTCCAGCTCTGCAGCTGTCGTCGTCCGGCAACGCACATGGAATGGCGGGACTGGACCCTTGCCGATCTTGAACACCCTTCCGTCGAGGCTCCGGCACTGAGCGCTAGTCCTGCCGTCCAGGGTGGCAACAATCTTGTAGCCGTTCACCACATCCGAGTTCGTCTTCCACGTCTCCATGCGCGCCACACTGGCGACGTGCTGGATGCCAGTGCGAACCACGGCTTCTGCATTGCGCCGGGTGATGGCAAGAAGGCCGTCGCTGTACTTCAGCGCCTTGGTGCCACGAATGCGGTTGATGATGGATTGATTCGTCTCGCCCTGGACATAGCCCATCCGAATTGCACCAGTCACCCGATTACGCTCGGCCTGCGTCCAGTCAGCGATGAACGACTCCAGCAGCTTGCCGCCATCCGGCCCGGTGACGCTGAGCGGCTGAGCCTTTACAGCGGCCTGTATCGCTTTAACGGTAGGAGCCGCTGCGGTGATATTCACTAGCACCTGATCGAGCGACCTTGCCTCGAACTCGGCCTCGTAGGAGCCAATTTCGAACAGGTCCAGCATCAGCTGTGTCGTGAACTCGCCATGAATCTTGGCAAGCATCGCGTCGATGGACTTAAGCAGCCCTTCAAGGCGCGCCCGGCTATAGTCGGTCAGCGTGTCGCGGCTCAGCTTGTCGCGTAGATCCTTGTCGATGCGCCGAAGGAAGGGATCGATCTTCTCGACCTCTCCGCTCTTCAAACGCTCGAGTAGGACACTATTCCTCGTCGCCGCCTGTATTAGCAGTTCCGCCGTTGCCATCGTCGTCGTCCAAGTTCAGGCCAGAAGTGCTACTGGCAAGCTCCTCGCGAATGTCGTCATCTGACTTCTCGGCATCGATCAGCCCGAACCGACGGAACTGAGCCCACAAGTCAGCATCAGTGATCGCCCCGGCCTGCCAGGACTTGACCAGCTCGGCCAGGGTCTGCGGATCAAGGCGAGCCTCGATGAAGTCTTGATTCAGCGCGTAGACGCATTCGCCAGCGGCGCCCATGTACTCAGCGGCGAACTGCAGGGCCTTGGTGTAGGCCTCGCTGACGTTGGAGGCGACCAGAGACAGAACTGAATGCTCTGCGGCGTTATCCGATGCGGCCTCGGTGGCGGTCTTGGTGGCGCTGCCCTTCTCCACCAAGCGAGCACCAAGGGCGACCATCTGGACTTGCTTACCGTCCATTGCCTCTTTGGCGAGGATGTTTGGAGCAGCTTGAAGAATGCCGGCCGATCCACCTTGAGGCAGTGGCAGGATGGCGCGTGAGCCGAAGTAGATGCCCTTCTCTTCGAGCATCTTGACCCAATGATCGTCGAGCCCGGCCATGAACACTTGAGGCTGGCCGACCAGATAGACCGAATCCTCGTAGTCCGCGCTGTTGCGATAGTGGCCGATGTTGATCTCGGCCAGGTCGTACAGTGGCGACTCATCGATTGACGTGTCGTTGTTCTGCGAGCCGACGAAGAAGGCCGTGATCTCGCCCCAAGGCGACCCATTGCTGCGGCGCGGGTTGTAGGTCTCAGCGATCTCGAACGCGCCCTCTCCGGCCGCCTGGCGCCACACGTCCACGGTGTAGACGCCTTCGCGCAGACTCAGCACCCGATATTGCGGGTAGCTCTTGACGCCGAATCCGTCCTCGACCTCGTGCGTTTCGCGCAGCACGGCCAGCGACAGGAGGTGACGTGCGCCTACCTTGGTCGTGCGCCAGTTGATGACCGCCTCAGCCGGGTATGCCGTGATGGTCGCCCGCGCCTTGCCGCTCTGAATGTCGGCCCGGCTGGCTGACTCAACCGCAGGGAAGTCCACGAGGATCAGCGCCCGGCCAGTCTCCAGCACATCAGCCAGGACCGTCTGCGACTGCTGATAGACGCTGATACCGGCGCCATTGGCATCGGCCTGCATGTAGTCGAGCAGCGTGGGCACAGTGAGCGTCGGCACTACGCGGAACACAGCACCCACCAGACCATCACGCGTGCGGCCAGTGGCGTTGTAGAACACGGCGCGCGCGAGGTAGTTGGTATACCGCTCGACGTTCTCTTTGCTGGTGTCATGCGGGTTGGGCTTCGGCAGATAGAGCCGTTCAGCAGCCTTGACTGCCTCGGAGCCCTTGCAAACGTCGCGCACCAGGCGCCAACGGGCTTGCGCTGCCTCGTATTCGGGCCTTTGGTACGTTACGTCAGCCATTATCGGGCAAATCCCATGTTGATTGAGGTGGCGGGCTTGATGATTGGGAAGCGGTGAACGACGAAGTAACCAAAGGCATCGGCCGGGTCTTCCGTGCCGTCCTTGTTGGGCTCGCCTTGTTCGTTGTAGGCCTGCTGCTCGAGCACCTGAGTGGTGACTGGGCACTTATCGGTGTTGACCTTCAGCCGTCGCACGCCCTCGCCATTGAGTAGCATTGCGTTGACTGCCAGAACACGGTCACGAACCATCGGGTTAGCCGGATTGACGCGAACCGTAAAGCCGGCCTGCTTGAGCAAGCTGTGATCCGACTCGCTGCCGTTGACGCTCTTGCGGTTCTTGCCGCTGGCGTCTGGGTACACCGTGATCTTGTGGCCGGGGAATCGCTGCAGTAGCGCGGCGATCATTGCTGGCGTGTCGAATAGGCTGGTCAGCTCATCCAGTTGGCGCGGCTCGCCGTCACGCATGACGAAGACCGTCGCGGCCATCCGATTGATGTTGAAGTCCATGCCGACATGCAGCTCTTCACCCGGGCGAATCGTCTCGTCGGTGTGATTCAGTCGCCGACAGAAGTTCGGATAGACCGACCCGCTCACCAAGTTGACGAACTGGCCGTCGATGTAGGCGTCGACCAGATTGGCCGGGTACGACTCACGCAGCGACGGAATGTAGTCCTTCGGCAGGTTCTTCGCGTTCTGCCTCGTGCTGGCGTGAACGATGCCGTACAGAGGGCGCTGGGCTGGATTGGCGGCCAGCTCCTTGACGAACTTGCGATAGACCCAGTTGAACCCTTCCGGCGTGGTTGTCACATCGATGGTGTTCTCTGCCCGCCCCGGCCATACGGTCGACATACGGGCGATGATCTTCTTCCAGGCGCTGTCAGCCTTCTTGATCGGCATACAATCGATTTCGTCGACCAGTGCGTGCGCGATGTTGAAGCCAACGATCCGATGCGGATGCTCCATGCTCTTGCATACGATCGTCGAGAGGCAGCGGCCTTTCGAGTCGCGCAGATGCACGCGCTTGTTACTCGCCACGATGTCAGCGAACAGCCCGAATGCCTCAGCAACGCCCGGTATCGTGTCGTAGAAGATGTCCGCGATCTGCGGATAGGTCGGCGCGAAGTAGCCCTGAGGAATACCCGGGTGCTCCAGCGCGTTGATACACAGCCGCACGCAGCCTACGAACGTCTTGCCGCTTCGATACCCGCCAACGAACGCAGAGAACTTCTTAGGGTGACTGATGAACTCGAACTGCGGCTTATTGAGCTTCAGGGTCGCTTGCATCTTCCACCCCGATAATGACTTGCTTGGGTTCAGGCAGGCCTTGATTCGGGTCTTCCAGTTCGCGGCGCAGCTTTTCGTTGGTCAGGCGCTTGCCTTCCAGATCCTCGCGGGTCTTTGTCAGCGACTCGATGCGCGCCAGGTAGCGATCAGCCAGCAGGTCGTAGCCGTCACCCTTCGCCATCAGCACACGATTCAGCAGAACCTTGGTTAGCCGTAGCTCTTGGTCGATCTGGTCAATCTCGGCGGCGTGGAAGTCTGCCTGCTCTTCATCCGTCAGGTACTTGCTGTAAATCGATCCGGGCTTGGCCGCGTTCTTGTTGCCCGCCTGATCTTTCGGCCCGGTGCTCTTGCCGCCGTGCAGCTTGCAGCGTTTGGAACCCGGCACTGAATGGCGCTTGCATGGTTCCCCGTTGCCGCGCTTCTTTGCGCCACATAGGGCCATAGCAAGGCCTCGTTCATGGGGTTGGTTGTCTCGAATGAATCATTCAACGTCGTTCGAATGGCGTTCGATGCTGCCTCCACTCTCTCCTCCCCCATCTCCAGGCCTCGGCGATGAGCAGGCCACATAGGCAGGCTATTAGGTAGGCGGATAGGAGGTAGGCGTGGGCGCGTCTCATGCGAGGCTGATGCTGATGTGCGACAGCAGCCATAGCAGCGTCTCGATTACTGCCCAGCCGGCCACCGCAGAGCCAAGTCCGATAAACCACAAGAGGCCGCCAAGGTTGAAGTTGTACATTCAGAAACCCTCGTGGTCGTCATTCATTGCCGGTCACCTTCGGCTGAGGAATCACCCGGGAGATAGCGGCAGCCATACCCAGAACCATGTTCACGCTGGCCCACAGGATCGGACTGATATGCCCGTCGAACGCTACCCATCCCACTGCTGCGGCGTTTAGCACTGCGGTGAGGATGGCGAACTGCATGCTTGTGAGGCGCCACGATTTGCGCCACTCAGGAATAAGGTTCATGAGCCGAACCCCTTGGCCACGAACGGCCATAGCTTGTCGAACACTGCCACCAGCACCACGCCGGCACCGATGCCGTAGGTGAGCTTGGTGCTCAACGTGTCGACCTTCCCTGCTACCTCGTCTTGGCTCTCTCCGATTGCGGTTAGCTGGCGGGTCATGTGCTCGAACTGTTGCTCAAGCTTGGTCAGGCGATTAGGTGACTGGGCATGGTCACGGTCGAATCGATCAAGGCGGTGCCTGGTTACGGCTGCCTCTTGCTCCAGTGCTCCGACTCGCTCATGCACTGTTCTGCCCTCATGGCTGTCGGTCATAGTGGAGTCTCGTGAATAAGTCCGGCCTCACATGCGCGTGCGATCCGCTCGGGGCAAGGAGGCAGGCATGGGGCCGGAAGAGGGTTGGGCCTTAGCCTTGTTCGTGCAGGCGCTGGCGGAGCAAGTAGCCTTCCAGCAGCCAAATCTTGTTGCGTGCGTTGTCGCGGGCGATCTTCCGTCCGATCTCGGCGTTGAAGTTCTCCGGCGAGGCACATGCACTCTCACCAGTGACGGTGAAGCCGTTCTTGAGGACCAGAACGCAGAAAGTTAACTGCCGAAGAGGATGGCTGGCGGGAACTGGTGGCTGGAACTCATCGGCCGCAACGCCTTCTCCAGCGTTGATGTACCACTCACTGGCAATAACTGAATCAATCAGGTCAGGCGTAAGTCGTGGCGCATTCAGGCCCTTGGCTTGGATCTCTTGCTCAAGTGCTGCTTCATTGGTCGGCATCGCGTCTTCCTCTAGTGGGTGCGATAACAAGAAAGCCCCGACACATGGCCGAGGCTTGTAATGGGTGCGCTGGGTAGGTGAGCCCTTGTCGAACCGTTCGCGCATAACGACGAAGCCCCGACCAGATTGCTCTGTGCCGGGGCTTCATTTGTTTGTTTGCCAATCCCTAACGCGCAAGATCGACAGGATGGGTGGATATTGGCTCAGTGGCTCACTGAATGCAATAGGCGATTTCAAATATCTTTGCATTCGTGAGGATTTCTACCAATCAAGCCGCCTGATCAGCAAGAATCCCCTCAGCAGCGAGGATTTCATGGGCCTCGACCAACGCCTGATCCACCTGCCGCTCCAGATCCCGGCGAATGTCCCGGCGCCACCGCTCCAATGTCTTCTGAGGGCGTCCATCCTCATCCCAGTTGTCGAGCACGTACCAGCTGGCCGGCAGCACATTGGTCGAGCGCTTGCCATCGATACCCGGCAGCTTCGGGAATGCCCAGGTTGCTGCGGCGCATTCAACGAACCGCTTCGGCGCTGGTGACTTCACGCGGCCTGCAACAGCCATCATTGAGGCGTGCTTACGGTCAAGGTGAGTGCTGTACTTCGAGGTCAGTGCATCCCATAGGTGAGCCGGCAGCGCCTTGTGGAGACGCCCATGCACCCAACAGTCCGTGAGGAACGCCTCTTCCTTGCCGCAGATGGCGCCCGGCACTCGCGCAGCCTGCACCTTCGGTTGAAAGTCGCAGCCACCAGCCGAGTTGATCACTTCGCTCGCCAGGGCGCGCACTACTGCGGAAACTACGTTCTGATACATCATGCTGCTGCTCCCCGTACTGCTGCCGCATCGCGGCGAAAGAATGAACCGCCGACGCAATGAATCAGCGTCTGCTTTCCGTTGGCGTAGGTGATGTCGTGGGTCCAGGTCCAGCCGCTCGGGCTGTCGGTGTTGTAGCCCATGTCCATCAGCGAGCTGGTACCGACTGAGCGGGCGCCGTCGATGATCTCCGCGCCGTGGGAATGGCCTTTCACGACCTTGGCGCCGATGGTGGCGAAGCTCTTGGTTGATCCGCGGGCCCCATTAGGCCCTTTGTGTCCGTGCCACCCGTGCTCAATGCCGTGACGCATGAACGACTCGCCCGGCTTTAGCCACAGCAGGCGGTCACCGTGCTTCATCAGTTTGTCCATCCAGTATTGGAACGGGTCGCAGTAGCTGCCCTCATGGATGGCGCGGAGCATGGCCGCCTTCGTCTCGTGAAAGACAAGGGTGTTTTCCATGTCCAGGGCGTGCTCTGCCTTCTCCAGCCACTGAGTGAAGTGGTCGTGATGGTTCGAGTTGACCATCACTGTCTTATCGGCGAACCCGGACAGCAGATCGACGTGGCGGGCGGTGACCTTCAGTTCGTGCAGCACGCCGCTGGTACCGCTGACATGGCGGCGGAATTTCTCGAAGAACTTGGCGTGGTGGCTGGCCGACCCGAAGTTCAGCACGTCATGCAGAACGAGCGCCTTGGGGCGGATCAGCTCGGCAAGCTCCCTGGTGGCCTGCGTAACGACTGGAGACGCCATCTCTGCATGAATGTCGCCCATCGTCAGCACCTCAGCGCGTGGCGCCGGCTCCGCGCCCTTCACGGTGTACTTGGTGTCCAGGTCGATAAAGCTGCCATCCTTCATCGGGCAGATATGGCGGATGTGCGTACGCGGGCCGTCCACTTCGACCACTACGGCACCGAGGGTATGGTGGAACTCGCCCTTCTTGCCGGCGTTGGTGTCGCTGTAGCTTTCGACGGTGCAGGCGCCTGTGGTCATAACCAGCTTGGCAGGGTCACCCATGCGGGTTGCTACTGACTCCAAAGCAATCTTGGTGTGACCGATGATGGCCGAATCGCGACCGGAAACAGTCAGCCACCCCGATAGCGGCTTGACGGCGGTCGGCTGGATCTTGATATCAGCCAGAACCACCAGACCTTTCGCGATCTTGGTCCGCTCGTGCGTGATGTACGGCATCAGACGGGCATCCCACCAATCGTCATCGCCTACTTCGTCACGACGGGTCGGGTTCTTGTAGCGCATGGGGATTACGATCAGTCGGGCGCCACGCAGGGAGCAATAGAGCTGCAACGTGCGCAGGAACCCTGCGTGCGCCTTCGTGGCGTTAACGGCCGACGTTATGACGTAGGTCTGCGCGCTCGCCTCGACTGGCACCACTTCAGCCGGTGAGCCAGCCTTGCGTAGCACAGCCTGATAGCCCTTGTGCACAGCGTTGAAGTTCACGCCAAGCTGGCGAGCCGCTGCCCGAATGCTGCCCTCCTGCCAGATGGCTTCCAGATACTGCGCCTGGCGCTCTGTTGCGAATTCGAGCAAGCGATCGTCACGTACGGCCATTGGTGTCTCCCCCTCAGAATTCTTCAATTGCCCAGCCGCCGCCCGCCTTTTTGGTCTTGGCGGTTACGGCGATGATGCGAAACGGGTACTGGTCAGCGGCGACCTTGGTCTTTGCTCGAGCATCGTCCTGCCAGTAGCCCTTCACCTCGTGAAGCTCCATCGACCCATCGGCCAGCATCACGGCGAAGTCGGGCGTGTAGAACGTCTTGTCGGCCAGGCGCAGCTTGATACCCTCGAAGCGGTACCAAGCGATCTCGCCGGCGAACTTGCGAGACTCCAGATGCTGCCGATACGCCTCCTCGGTCTTGTTGAGCTGGCCGACCGGGAGGCGCCCCAGGGCTTGCATGCGTCTGGCTGCGGTCATCTACTCCCCCTCGCCTTCAGCGCCGCCACAACCGCAGGCCGCGCACTCTCCGGAACAGCCGCCAGCAGTACGCGGCCCTGTCGATCCTTCTCCGGCCCCTTGAGGTCTCGCACCTTCCACCGGATCAGGCAGGCTTGCTTGTCCGCGTTGATCAGCGCCCGAGCATCGGCAGTCAATGTCGCCAAATTGAATCCAGCATTCGCCGCAGAGCTGGTCATGCATGCTCGGCCTCCACGAACTGGTCGCCGCAGTGGTCGCAACGGAAAATGGTCAGTGGCTGCCCGAGCGAGCCCATCTGATGACTGCCCGAGTCGGCGTATAGGTGCTGGCACGCCGGCGCGAAGTTCATGTGCTTCTCTGTCTCGAACGACACGTCTACGCCGGCAACGGTGCGCGGGTCGGTAACGCTCTGCGGCCAGAAAGGCTTGATGTCTGGGCGGTAGTCGATGGTGTTCTGCTGGCCGAATTGCTTCGACATGAGCGTTTGGGTGTAGTGAGTCGGGTCGCGGTCGCTGTACTTCTCACGCAGCGCGGCGACCTTCTGGTTCAGCTCGGCGTAGAACTCAGGCGAATGCGGGGGGCGGTCATCGCTCCAGTTGCCCTGGATCATCGAGTCACGCAGCACGACCAGCGAAGTAATGGCCTTCGTGATGTGCGACATGCCCGAATCAGGGTCGATGTCCTGGCCTTCCCACCAATCCATCAGGTGGCGCATGGTGGCGTCGTAGTAGACCGATGCGCGGACGCCCACGGCCCTAAAGTTGTAGCGCCCATATTTTGCGGCGCCCTCAAACATAGCCACACCAACCTCGGCCATTACACGAGCAGGCACCGTAGACATGGGCGCCTTCTGCATTCCGAGCAGGTCTTTGGGGTTGCTCAGCTTCGTATCAGTCATTACTTCGCTCCTTCTACGTATGCGGATAACCGGCCGAGCAGGCCTGGAATCGAATCCACTTTTCCGAGATACCAATTGCATTGATGGCAAAGAAGGCCGCGGACAACGCCAGATGCATGGCAATGATCGACATGCAGCAACTTGCCAGCCGCAGGTGGTTGGTGACATATGGCGCAGAGCCCGCTTTGCTCCGCATACATCTGTTCGTAGTTGTCTACCGTGATTCCATATTTGCGCCTGTACATCGCGTCGCGCTTCTTAATTGGGCACGCCTTGCCGCGCGACTTCTGCTTGATAGCCCTCGCCCGCTCTGGATTTGCAAGCCGCCAAGCAGTTGCTGTTGCGTCTTTCTTCGCCCGCTCCTCAGGAAGCGAGTGATAGCGATTTGTGACGTAGCAGCTGTTGCACATGCCGCGCGCCTTGGCTCTCCGGTCTGGATGTTTCTCACACATCGGAGTGCTAGCAGACTCCACCTTGATTGCGGTTTCTGCGAGGCTCATGCTGCGGCTCCCTTGCGGTGGAATTTGCGGTCGTACCAGCGGTAGAAGTACTGAGCGAAGGTGATGCCCAGCGAACCGCCCAGGCCGGAGATCAGCAGGAACGGCGCCGTATCGATTTGCGAGTGGGCGACCGACCAGATGTAGGCGAACTGAGCCAGCGTGATCAGCCAGGACACGACGAAGCCGGCCGGGATCTTGTCGTCGCGCAGGAGCTTGCTGTTGAGCCCCAACAGGAAGACCTGGAAGAAGGCAGAAGCGAAGACCATCACGGCCTGTAGTTCGGGGGTCATGCGGCACCTTTCACGGTAAGCAGCCCATCGCGGAGCCAGATCAGTTGTGTTTCAGCCAGGGCGCGCAGCATGTCGCCCTCGGTGATTTCGCCCTTGCGGCGCCCGTCGAGCACCGAGTGGCAGTGGTCGCAGGCGAAGCAGGCAATCTGGTCAGGACCCTTCATGCCCATTCCCTTCTGGCCGCACGGCAGATGGGCCAGAACGACTGTGCCGTCATCGAATCCACAGCCAGGCAGGCGAAGGGTGCAGGACTGGCCGCGAGCCGAATCGCGCAGTTTTTTGCTGACTATTCGGCTCATGCTGCAATCCCCCAATGATCAGCCGTGGTGAACTTCACGCCCCGCTCTGCCGCGAAGGCTTCCATCACCTCGAACATGTCGTTGAACCACTTCTTGCTCTGCTTGCGGGTGGAGATGCCCAGGACGACGAAGCCGCCATTCAGGCCAGGTACGGCGCGTTGCTGCTCGACCGAGGCGCTGAAAATGTGCTTCCAGTCCTCGTCCTTCAGCATCTGGCCGTACCACTCAACCTGGCGGGAGATGTCGCGCAACATGGCCCACATACGGCGGTTCTGCTGGTCGCTGCGGACCTCCTCGCGCATGGTCCACGTCCAGCCGGCGTCGAGGTCGATCTTCTGGAGGCAGGCGATAGCGCGCTGGCGGTCCATCTCGTTGCGAAGGGGGAAGGTTGGGTTAGCCATGGCGAAGACCCTCGCGCAGAGACTGGCACTCAACGCAGCACACCGCCCACGGAGCGGCAAGGCGGCGAGCGTCTGGAATGGGCTCGTCACAGTCGGCACAGAACTCGGCGCCCTGCCCCTGCAGCCTGGCCTGTACCAGCGCCACGCCACCTATACGATCAGCCTCCTCTAACCCGGTGGCTCGGTCTGTTACATCGGGAGCTGTGCGGGCCTGCTCGAAGGCTTCTGTCATCTCCATGTAGTCGGTCATTTCGAGGACTCCTGCTCCGCCAAGGCTTCTGTCTTGTGCCAAACCGCGGATGGATCGCTCTCCAGCTCCTCAATCAGCTCGGGGGCAAGGTGGCGCACCACGGCCCATAGCGCCGACCCGAAATCGCTGCTGTCGTCGAAGTAGATCGCACTGACCGCCTCGTGCAGGGCGCGCGATACCGCTCCACGCTCCACAGACTGAGCTTTCATCTGGTCGATCTCTGATTCCGCCTGCCGCAAGCAGCCACGAATCACTTCCAGCGTGTCGCGGCTTACTTCGAACCGGCAGTCGACGGTGTTCTTGTCAGCTTGCAGCCGCTCGTTCTCAGCGATAAGCTCAAGAACCGTGGCGGGGTTGGCAGCACCAACAAACGCAGCATTTGCCTCCGCCTCCTGGCGAAAGTTCTGATTGCCTTCCAGGATCACGCACAAGCCGTCTGCTGTATCAGCAAGCACCTGATAGGACGCAATGAATGGCTTCCCGTAGTAATTCCCTGCGCGCCAGTTCTGGCCAAAAGTAGCCTCAGCCAGTCGCTTCAGTTCGTCGTACTTGTTCATTTCCCCGCCCCCAATGCCTTAACCAAACCGTTCCAGCAGATTGCTATCCGACGAGCGCCCTTGGTCATCTCTACCGATTCGCCTGAGGCGGACTGGCCGATGACGTAACCCTGTGCCTTGTATTCGTTCACCTTGGCCAGCTGGGGGCCGGTGAGGGAGTGAGAGCGGTTCATGCGGCCACCGCCTTCCAGAAGCTCTTTTGGAACCAGCAGGTCTTAACCAGGCCTTTCCGCTTGAGCCGCTGACACGCCTTACTGACCTCCTTCCGATCCGCGCCAACTGCGCCCGTCATCGCCCAAGCCGTCGAGCCCTGGCTGCTCTTCAGGTAATCCAGAACTTTCTGATCGAGTGGGTTGTTCATGCCTTCACCTTTGCGCGCAGTGCTGCAATAGCGGCCAGCCCGACTTCCGGCGTGCAGACGGTCACGGTTTCAGGCAGGGCCAGCGGGATTTCACGAAGCGGCTCGCCAGTCATGACCATGCGGACGGTGATGGCGTAGTTGCGCTCGAACAGCTTGCGGCTGCGCTCTTCCGGCAGGCTGGACAGTTCGTAAAAGCCGGTTTCACAAGCGGCGTGGTAGATCGCTGCATGTACGCCGGTGCGGTCTGCTGCCGGGTGTGCAATGCGGCAGGCTTCGCGGTACGCCTTCGCGGCATCTGGCAGGCCCATCATTTCCGGGCTCGGCTCACACCAGCGGATGAAGCGGCCAACGCTTGGGGCGAAGTCACCACCGGACTTGCGGCACTGCTGGATACCGAAGCGAATCTGCTCAAGCGAGTTGATACCAGCTGCCATGAACCCTTTGATCCATGACTTCTTGGCAGCGTCCAGCGCCTCAGTGGTCGGCCATGCCTGCTTCCAGGCTGGGAAGATGGATTGCAGCTCGACGAAGAGCTTGTTGACGACGCTGGCGGTGCCTTGGTCGATAGCGCGGGGCGCGGTGACTGGCTCAGCGACGGCGACGTGGTTGCCGCTGGTGGCGGACGGGATCAGATCCTTGACGTTGCGCATCACAGATCCCCTAGATCGTTTGCCCAGCTGGTGTCACCGCTGTGGAAATCGGGGGTTGAGCTGGATGGGCGGGGGGGCATGCGGCGGTCATTGCTGCGACGGTTAGCAACCCATTCAGCTTTGAAACCGCGCCATCCAGCCTCTTGCGCTTCAGCTAGGGCGTCGTCTGCGCTGATGCCCTCAGCAGCACACTTGGCAAGCTCCGCGTTAACGCGCTTCCAGACGGTGGCGGTCACGGCGGCCTTCAGGCTCTTGCGGCAGGTCAACCAGTCGGCCAGGACTTGTTCCGATGCGCCGTGCGGGTTGTCCAAAAGCAGGTTGGACAGGGTGAAGGTGTCAGCCTTTGGCTTTGCGCTCTTGCTTGGCGCCTTGGCTGGGACGACCTGACCTGATTCGACCGGTGCGCTTAACACTACGTCAGTAGTGTTTATGTCTTTCCTGTCTTTAATGTGTGCCGGAAATGGCACTAAGGACGTGCCGGAAATGGCACACTGTGCCGCTTTAGGTTGAGCCTTCTTGTCCTCGTTCTTCGGGTCGATTTTCCACTCGGAAACAGGACTGATACCCAGCGGACCTTTGCTACCACCGGCACGGTAAATCACGCGCTGACGGATCAGTTCGCTAACCATGCGGGAGACGTGCTCGCGGCGCAGGTTGGCCAGCTGAGCGATGGTTGATGCAGCTATACGCGAAGTAGTCATGTTGTAGCCGACAGTGAAACGATGCACTGCCAGCGCAACACGAAGCTCGCGGCCGGAAAGATCAGCCCCAATCAGAGCCTCGTACAGTTCGTTGTCCATCCGGGTAAACCCCCGCTGGGTGTTGCTAAGTTGAATCACGTTCATCTAAAATCTCTCTCGTAAGTTGTTGCTGTTGAGAGCCCACCCTGTCCGGTGGGCTTTTTATTGCCTGTCTTTTGGGTACTGGATAAATCCTCACCCTCTCCGCTTTTATTACCTGTCGTGATATCCGGGTCTAATATGTGAACCATGGAAACCACTGACAGGGATGTCGCAATGAATCAGGTACTACGCAGCAGTCTTCTTCGGGCGAGCAGGAACGGGACGGATCTCGTTAGCCTCGATCCGGCCGTCTGCGTGGAGGGTGATTTCGATGTTGCGGCCCGAGCGGGCCATCTGAGATACGGCGCTTTGCTGGATGCCGAGAGCTTCAGCAAGAACAGATTGGGTGCCGTGTGATTCCAGATACTTCGATAGGGAGAGCTTTTTCATGGAAGGCCTGCATAGAGTTCCGTGCAGTCATAGTAGCAGCGCTATTTTTTATCAGCAAGCAGAAACCACTACTGCTGTTTGCAGTCATATCACCTCTGCTACTAAAGTTGCCGGTATGAACGAACGCCGCCCATTGACCGAAGAAGAACGCGCTGAGAACCTGCGCCTGAAAGCGATTTTTGACGCCAGAAAAGCAGCAGCTAGATCCGTAGGACGAAAGCTGACCCAGGCAGATGTCGCTGAGGAGTGCGGGTGGAATGGACAAAGCGCAATCAGCCAGTTCACGACTGGCCGTATACCGCTGAATCTAGAAGCCTTGCTGAAGCTTTCTCGTGTCCTGAAATTCAGGCCTGAGGAGGTGAGCCCCCGCCTTGCACAACTCGTAGGTTCTCTACCCACAACGCAGACTGCAGCCGCAGAGCAGGTGCTTGTTAACGCATCCGTTTGGGATGACGAAACGCCGCTTAGCGAAGATGAAGTAGAGGTGCCCTTCCTTCGGGAAGTTGAACTAGCAGCGGGAAGTGGCAGGACAGTGATACAGGAAAGTAGCGATCTGAAGCTGAGGTTCGGCCGCCAGACCTTACGGCGGCATAGTGTGCAGGCGGAGAACGCCGTCTGCGTAGTCATTAACGGAAACAGCATGGAGCCACGGCTCCCCCACGGATCGACTGTCAGCGTGGACCGAGGCGCAACGAACATCATTGATGGGAAGCTGTATGCCTTGAATCATGCTGGCCAACTGCGCGTTAAGCAGCTCTACCGCCTACCAGGCGGCGGCCTGCGCCTGAGAAGCTTCAACCGCGAAGAACACGCCGACGAGGATTACAGCGCGGAAGAAGTGCAAGACCAGGAAATCGGCATCATCGGCCGCGTCTGGTGGGGCGCGATGTTCTTCTAACCTCTGATCCACACACAGAAGCCCCGCTAGCCGGGGCTTTTTTGTGCCCGCAATTCAGGAATCCCGCGCGCTAGACCGCCTGTCAGCGTGACGGCAACCACATAACAGAGGCGACGTGCGGTCTTTGTGAAAATATTTGTAAAAATAGTAGCAATGCTGTTGACGCTAATAAATAGCAGCGCTATTGTTCGTCCCAAGCCAGAGAGATTCTGGAAACAACTCCGGGTAATCGCCGGATAGGACGAGGAAGCCGAAACTTCTCTCCCAGCCCCCGACAAGGGGACCGACTGGCGACTGGACAGGAAGTCCGACGAGTTCTTTTAAGTAAACCCCTGCCGCCATCTGCGGCAGGACGTGGAATTGACCTTGGAGACACAGAGATGGCCGACCAAGGAGAGATCAAGGCCGCTGAGCAGCGCGGGTATGCCAAAGGCTACGCCGCCGGCAAGCGCCGCAAGGAAGATGAGGCAGGCAGCAACGCCGAGTTCTGGCAGCAAGCCTTCCTCACTGTGTTGCCCGCCCTTCTGGATGGGCACACCTGGGAGATGGACGGCAAGAAGGTCGTCAGCATGGAAGAGCGGGTGGAACTGGCCCGACGCGCAGCAAACGCAGCAGTGACCGCAGCAGCAATGCAGTAGCGGGACGTATTGCTGGAGCTCCTTCACATGAGGGCGCTCTGGAATGAAGACCGACTCAGGGAGAACGATATGGACACGATCCAGATTGAAGGATGGGAAGGACGCCTCGGACGGGGCTTAGCCCCTCGGCAGCTTCAAGCAACCATTTACGCAGCGCTGGACATGACCGCCAAAGAGATAGCCCGGCACATGGACTGCAGCTACTACACCGTCAAGCAGCAGCTGGACGATGCCCGGCTCAAGCTTGGCAATCAGCGCACCACTCGCGGCCTCTGCCTAGAAGCCATGAAGCGCGGAATCATCGCCCCGCTGATGGTTGCTCTGCTTGTAGGCGGAGAGCACGCACAGACCCGCCCCATACGCCGTCCAGACGCACCCCGGCAGCAGACGCTGACAAGGGTTAAGCGAGTGGATGAGGTGGAGTTGGTGGCTTAACAACGAACGGAGGTAATCAGGATGAGAAATCCAGTTTGGCCGGATCACTTCCGGTACATCGACGAGATCGGCCCTGAAGGGGTTTCGATCATCTGCAAGCGGTACGTAGTCATTCGCGAAACCGAACACTGCTACTGGCTGGTAGTTCCCAGCTACGCCTATGTCGCCAAGGCTCGACTTGAGCGTGGTGGCATCCCCAAGTATGCCAAGCGCGTGCTGAAGGAATCAGGGAGGCGCTTTGCGTACCCAGAAAAAGCCAAGGCGCTTGAGTCCTACAAGTCGCGGAAGCGCTGGCAGCTACGACACGCAGAGCTAGCCACCGAAAGGGCGCGCGCGGCACTGGACGAGATCAAGGATCTGTCAGCAATAGAAGATCTGCGCATCTGCGCTGGCGGCGACTACATCAAGAACTTGGGCTGGGAAGCGGCCTAACCCATGCCCACCCTCCCCGAGCTGTACCTAATGGCAGCCGTTCTATTAGCCACCCTGGCTTATGACTGGCGCCGGGAACGTAAATAACCCCGCCCCATGGGCACCCATCAGCACATAGGAGGATGAGATGAGCAATGAACATACGCCTGGACCATGGTATGCGGACCCAGGCCGTAGGGTGACAGGGTTTGCAGTAACACATGAAGGCGAGCCTAACCCGCTAGCAATATCCCTTCGCAAGCCAGCAAACAGCTACAGCAAGGGTATTTCTGATGCGAAGGCATTGGCAAACGCCCGCCTGATAGCTGCTGCCCCTGATCTTCTCGAGCAGCTGGAAGAGACCCATGCCGCGCTGTGCTTCACGCCTGATTACATCGGATCGGCTCGCTACAACAAAAACGCTGACGCCATTCTGAAGGCCCGCGGCACAGCATGACCCCCTATCACGGCTTACTCCTCCTCACCGCTATCTGGATCGTATGGATCATTGCTGAGTGGTGGGGGAGGAATTGGAAAGGAGATGGATGATGCAGCGAGCAAACCCGGCGGAACTGCGCAAAGCAATGGAGTCCGCGAACGTGATGATGAGGGCGGGCATTCTGTTTGTGGCAATGCCTGTTCTCGATGAACAGGATCTCGCCACCATGCGCGGCGAATCGATCAAGCGCCTTGAGCGGATCATAGAAATAACCGAAAGCGAAGAAGAACCCCGCACCAAGTAACGCCCCTCCTACACCCCAGCACTCACCGCAAAGCCTCCCCTTGTACCTCACTAGTCCTGCGATTGGTCGGGGGCTTTGCAGTGGGTGCCATTCCGCGAGGATTCAGCATGAACGCACTAGCACGCGGCCAGCGGCGCCGAGAGTCGTCCCTGCCTGCTGATAACACAACGCTTGAGGAAGCCATTCAGCAGCAGTTGGAGGAGCACGACGAAACCACCGTCCAGGCCTTCATTGACTACTGCGATGACCGGATAGACGCATTCCTCGAACACGAGGCCAACCGGCGCCGCGAACACGCCGAAGAGATCAAGCGGGAGGCAGCATGAAGCCTGAGGAAACCATAAAGCAGCACTTCCGGCTGATGCGGCAAGCCAGCTCGCAGGCCTTTGCCGACTACCACGCCAACGTCCTGTACGGCTACCTGCTGGGGATACGCGAGACGGGCCAGATCAGTGCGGCGATGTTCTGCAGGCTCCACGGCATCGTCCAGAAGGCCTGGGGCATGAAAGTTGATCGAATCTATGGATTCAGGAGGGCGGCATGAGCAAGGAAGTGAAGCGGTACACGTTGTACCCGCAACTGAAGCCGGAAGCCCTGGCGTTCCTGCCGGACGTGGTTGTCGACGCGAAAGACTACGACGCCCTTCTCGCTGAAAACGTGTCCCTGCGCGGGCTCTACAAGATGCACAAGGAGACCGAAACTCGAGAGACGCGTGATCTGCGTTCCGAGCGAGACGCCCTTCTCGCTGAGCGGGATGCGCTGAAGAAAGCGCTGGATCGTCAGGTTCCGCTTAACGAAGCGATTCAGCGCGCAGCAGGTGAACTGCCGAACGGCTGGGAAATTCGACTTTGCGTTGAGCGAGACGCCGGGTGGGTTGAGCTGTACGACCCGGACGGAAACGACATTGAGGACTTTGCGACAGACGCAGAGCGCCTTGATTACACCGTTATCGACGCGCTTGAGCACGCCCTGCAAGGAGAGCAGCCATGCACATAGCCACGGAAGCGGCAGGCTGGACCTTCTTCGCAGTTGTAGCAGCGTTTCTCGGTTTCGTAGCCCATGTCGGCCTGTTGGGGGGCGTGTGATGGCTAGCCAACGCCAACGAGCCCTCCGCTACGCATGGTGGCGCGGCTTTCTACTGACGCTGGCCGGTATATCCGGCTGGCTCTATCTGAGCGGACTTGCAGGGAGCGTGACGGGAATATGAACGACATCTGGAATGAAGCACCGGAAGGGGCAACGCACTACACGCCAGCAAACGAGACTGAATGCCTCAATGCCGTTTACTGGCGTGTAATTGAAGGCGTGTTTGTCAAAGCGTGGGCTGTTCTCGGAAACGGCAGTCTCTCAGAGTGCAAGTCGGGCTGTGAGTTTGACCTTACAAGACCGGATGTTGTCACGAGGCCATGGACCGGCGAAGGCCTGCCGCCAGTTGGGACGGTGTGCGAGGCATGGCACAACGGATCAGCACAAGGCGTTGTTGAGGTGCGTTACGCCGGGGATTGCATGGTTCTCTGGAATGTAAAGCTGAAGCACGAGCAGTGCTCGGTTGCTGAGAACTACTCTTTCCGCCCAATCCGCGCACCAGAGCAGATCGCGGCGGAAGAGCGCGAATCGCACATCAACGGGATGCTCTGCCATGACGCGCTTGGCGGCACCCGCCGAGGGCTTGCAGAGGCCCTTTACGACGCCGGCTACCGGAGGGTTGAGCAATGACAACTCAAGCCCTCCCCCTCGACCCCTACGAACACGACGACACCCCCACAGGCCACAGCTATGCGGCTGCGTGGATTGCGCTGATCGGCTTCTTCGCCCTGGACGTGCTGATAGCGGTTCAGATCGGCGCGCTGAATCACTTCTTCGGATAAACCAACCTACTGACAGGCTGCGCTAGACGCGGCTTATGGAGTTTCTATGTCCACGGAAAACCAACTGGCCGTCGTGCCGCCGAAAGAAACCGCTCTTCAAGTCTTCCAGGCAGCGAACGGGCTTGACCCGTACTTGCAGCAAATCCGCGCTGAGATCGACGGCTTCACGCCGGACGTGACCACCAAGAAGGGTCGCGATGCGATCGCTTCCATTGCTCACAAGGTCGCACGCTCCAAGACGGCGCTGGATAACGTCGGCAAGGAGCTGGTTGCCGACCTGAAGGAAATCCCGAAGAAGATCGATGCAGAGCGGAAGCGGATGCGCGATTTGCTGGACGCCTGGAAGGATGAAGTTCGCGCCCCGCTGAATGAGTGGGAGCAGGCCGAGGCGGATCGCGTGGCTCGGCATCAGGCCGGCATTGACTCGATGCGCGCTAATGCAACTCTTGGCGAAGGCGAGTCGGCCGCAATGATTGCCGAGCTGATCGCTCACACCGAGGCGGTGGAAGTTGGGCCGGACTGGGAAGAGTTCGAGCCCGAGGCTCACCGGGTGAAGGCGGCCATGCTTGACCAGCTTCGCGAGTCCCTGACGATTCAAGAGAAGCGAGAAACCGAACGGGCCGAACTCGAACGCCTCCGCGCCGAAGCCGCACAGCGTGAGCAGAAGGAACGCGAGGAGCGCATTGCTCGTGAGGCAGTCGAGCAAGCCCAGCGCGAAGCCGAGCAGCGCGCACAGGCAGAACGTGACGCATCAGCCAAGCGGGAAGCAGATGCCAAGGCAGCCGCCGAACAGCGCGAGCTGCAGCTGAAGCTGGAAGCCGAACAGTCAGCCCGTCGTGAACTGGAAGCTCAGCAGCGCGCCGAGCAGGCCGAGCGTGACGCCGAAGCAAAAGCCCAAGCCGCAGCAGCAGCCGAACGCCAGCGCCAAGCAGACGAGCAGGCTCGCATTGAGCGTGAGGCAAAGGCGCGCGAGGCGGACAAGGCGCACAAGGCAAAGGTCATGGGCGAAGCGAAAGAAGCGCTCATGTCCATGAACATCACTGAGGAATTGGCGAAGGCGATCGTATTGAAGATTGCCCGTCGCGAGATCCCGAACGTAACCATCACCTTCTGAGGTAGTCCATGAGCAACGCCGTAGCAATCGCGCAGGACATTTACGGGGCGCGCGATTCGTTCGCCCAGGTGCTGACCGACAAGACGCTCAGCTTCGAGCGTGAAGCCGAGTTCGCAATCCAGACCATCCAGGGCAATGACTTCGCGACGAAGATTGCCCTGAACAATCGCCAGTCGGTCGTCAATGCCGTGACCAACATCGCGGCCATTGGCATCAGCCTAAACCCGGCCAAGCGCCAGGCGTATCTGGTGCCGCGAGACGGCAAGATCTGCCTCGACATTAGCTACATGGGCCTGATGGACCTGGCCATGGCTACCGGCTCGATTCGATGGGCACAGGCCGAACTGGTCTACCAGAACGACTCGTTCGCCTTGAACGGCTTCGATAAGCCGCCAGCGCACCAGTACAACCCGTTCTCGAAGGATCGCGGCCAGATCGTCGGCGTTTACGTTGTCGTCAAGACGGCAGACGGCGATTACCTCACCACCTGCATGAGCCGAGACGATATCGATTCGATCATGAATCGGTCGCAGTCGGTGAAGTCCGGAAAGTCATCTCCCTGGAAAACGGACTACGGCGAGATGGCGAAGAAGACCGTCGTCAAGCGTGCCTACAAGTATTGGCCGAAGACTGACCGCCTGGACAAGGCCATTCACCACCTGAACACTGATTCAGGCGAAGGCCTGGCATCGATGGCCGGCCCTGCACACGGCGGGGAACTGGCTGAGCGGTGGATTGCCCAGGTCGTCAACGCTGAATCGCTGGAGTCGCTTCAAAGCGTATGGCTGGCCGGCAAGGCAGAGATGCAGGCAGCTAAAGACGTGTCGTCGTTCTCATCGTTCAAGACCGCAGTCGAGGCCCGCAAGGCCGCACTGAGCACACAACCAGAGCCGATCGAAGGAGAAGCACAGGAGGCTGACCATGCAGCAGGGAACTGAGGAATGGCTGAACGCCAGGCTAGCAAAAGTCACCGCCAGCAAAGTTAAGGACGTGATGACGAAAGGCAAAGGCGGAGCAGCTTCTGCTACTCGTCGAAATTACATGATGGATTTGCTGTGTGAGCGGCTGACCGGCAATAGGAGCGGGCCAGACCTGTCGCGCAATGCTGCGGTCCAGCGCGGAACGGAGCTTGAGCCGTTGGCCCGCATGGCCTACGAACTGTTCGCTGACGCGGAGGTGGCCGAGGTCGGGTTGATTGCCCACCCGAGCATCGAAAACTTCGCAGCCAGCCCTGACGGCCTGGTCGGGGATGACGGGTTGATCGAGATTAAATGTCCGCACACAGCCACGCACGTCGCCACCCTGCAGTCAGGCAAACATGATCCGCAGTACGAATGGCAGATGCTCGCACAGATGGCATGTACGGGGCGTGAGTGGGTCGATTTCGTGACCTTCGATGATCGCCTGCCTGATGAACTGCAGTACGCCTGCTTCCGCTTCGAGCGCGATGAGGCCCGCATTCGCCAGATGGAAACAGAGATCAAGCTCTTCCTTGAGGAGCTGTCCGAACTTGAACACGAAATGCGAGAGCGCATGAGGAGCAAGGCAGCATGAGAGGCGTGAACAAAGTCATCCTGATAGGTAACTGCGGCGGCGATCCCGAAACTAAATACCTACCCAACGGCAATGCGGTGACCAACATCACGCTAGCCACCACCGACAGCTGGAAGGACAAGCAGACCGGCCAGCTTCAGGAGCGCACCGAATGGCATCGCGTGGCTTTCTTCGGAAAGGTCGCGGAGATTGCCGGCGAGTATTTGCGTAAGGGCAGCCAGTGCTACATCGAAGGCCGTTTGCAAACTCGAGAATGGGAAAAGGACGGCGTGAAGCGGTACACCACGGAGGTTGTTGTGGATATGGGGGGAACGATGCAGCTGCTAGGGGGAAAGCCTGAAGGTGGCGATCGGCAGCCACGCCCGCAGCAGAACCAGCCCCGACAGCAGAGTCAGCCGCAGCAGCAGCCCGCGCCGGACTATGACCAGTTCGACCAAGACATTCCGTTTTAAATCAATAACTTAGGGCGCCACTCGGCGCCCTCCTCCCGGACAATAACCATGCAAGACTACCGATACGACCGCGTTAACTCGCTGGCGTCGCACGAGGCTGCGCGCCAAGAAATCGCCCGCAAGATGGCCGCATTCGAGGCTGAGCACGGCCCGGTTGAAACCACGCCAATCCTCACCACTGACAAGCGCATCCCGTACCGCATCAGTTGCCCGGAGAAAAGGCAGCAGCGCCTGAGTGACGAAGCGGTAAAGGTGCGCTCTCGGTCCAAGATCAACGAAGAGCGTAAACAGATCCGCGCCGGTAACCGTGAGCGAATCTTGGCCCTTGCTAAGTGCAAGCTGTCGACCAAGGCCATAGCAGAACGCACCGGGCTTTCCACAACTACTGTCCGCACGGTGATTCGGGAGGCCGCATGACGATTCCCCGCGTGCGGCTTGAGAAAGTCAGCCGCGCCATCCTCCGGCAGTTCCGGGTATCGGTTGTCAACATAGACCCGGAAGGCCGGCAAGGCCTAGTTGACTGGAAGACATGCAAGAACATCGCGCCAAGCCACAAGATCGCCGAAGCGGTCTGCGATATCTCCCATCGCTGGGTCATCTACATCGGCGCGTTCTGCATCGATGACCAGGGCAACCGCTACATGAAGTCGACGGAGATAGCGCCCGACGGCATGTACAAGTCCGACAGCCTGGCCGAAGTGCTTGAGCACTGTTACCGCGAGCTGCTGGCCAGCTGCAATCCGAACCACAAGATCGGCTCAGGCTGGATCGCTGTGCCGGGTGGCAAGGGGCTTGACGAGGACCAAGCCTATCGCGTGTTCGATGCGTGCGGCGCATGGCCTCAGAGTCGAGCCGCAGCGTGACCCGACCCACATTCTGCCGCACCCCACCACGCAAATTGATCGGCGACTGTGCCTGTTTGAGGTGCACCCCGCCGAAGGAGCGCACCTATGTTCACCGAAGCCCCCACAGTCCAGCGAATCAACAGCCGCACTTGGCTCCAGAAAACAACAGGCAAGCGATGCACAAAGGGACTGAGCAACGGAGCCACCACGTACATGCACCCACTCAGCGGCCCGCCGATCTGCGTGAAGGATGAAGACCTAAACAACCGTGAGCTATGGAGCCAGGTATGAACGAGAAAATAGAGAGCGGGCTGGAGGTGGTGGCGTGGGCGCATCCAGATTATTGCGATGTGATCACGGACAGCCCGACTCGAACCATTGAATGGGAGCGCCGCGGAGTTTCGCCGATCCCGCTCGTCCGCCAATCAGACGCCGAGCGCGCCCTATCCGAACAGAGAGCGCTGACCCGAACCGCTGCAGGCTTCGACTTGACAGGGATGCTGGAGACGATCAAGAGGCTCGAAGCTGAACTCCAGCAACAGCACGAAGCGCACCGTAAGACGTGGCGGCAGCTGGAGCAGGCGCAGCGGGAACGCATCGACCCGTTTTCTGTAGCCGAAGCGATCCGCAAGGCACTGGACCGGAACTCCTGCCCGAACGTCTTCCTGGTCATTGCATACGAAGCAGCTATAGAAGCCCTATCCCAGCAGGCCGAGCCGGTAGAGCCAGCCCCAGCGCAGGATGAGCGGGAGGCGTTCGAGGCACGCATGCGCCTGGGTGGCTACAGCAATCCCGAAAAGCACCCGGACGGGTCTTATGTCAGCTCTGCCATGGAGCTTTGGTGGCAAGGTTGGAACGCCTACGCCGCCTGGCAGCGCACCCGCCCCGCGCAGACCGAGCAGCAGCCGGAGCAGATCGGTCACCCGATGCAGCCGATTGAATTCGACAGGCGCGGCACTATTCGATTCCGAGAGAACAAGATCGTCCGCCACTTGCTGGACTTCGCAGAGCCGCGAGGATGCGGCCTGAACGAGCTGGCAAGGATGGACTTTAGCCAAGAGGACCGCATGCAGCTTGCACAGCTGATCGGATATAGCGTTAGCGGCTACGGTGACTTGAGCTACGCCAGCCGGGAGTCAGTCGAGACGGCAGACGCTATCGCCGAAGCCCTTTCCGCAACACCCAGCCCCGCCATGGATGCGAAGGAGGTGTGAATGGCAGCGACAGCGCTCGACCTTCTGCAGTGGTCAGCCATGACTGCACCGCTTAGCGCCATCATCCTCGGCATTCTCGACGGCGTACGTGACGCCCGCCTAACCCCCTAACCCACACACCACATCACAGCCTGCCGGCGAGAGTCGGCGGGGAGGATATTGCCATGACTACAGAAAACCCGACGTACTGGTCAGACAACGAAGAAGACTGGAACTGCGACTGCCTCAGCGACTTGCTGGCTGGCAATGACGAGCTAAAGGCGGGCGACACGGTTTACTTCGGAACAGGGGTTACCCCGCCAGCCACGGCATTCATCAATGCATCTGACGTTATCGAAATGATGGGCGAACGCGCTTATGACAACTTCGGCGAGCACGCCGAGGACTTCCCATGCGTTACGGCCGAGGCGAAGGCAGAGCTCGAAGCGATGCTGAGCGATTGGGTGAATCGCCACTGCCATCCAGCCTTCTACCGGATCACAGACGTGACCGAATACGTGCTCACGGAAGAAGACATTCAGGACGCCAACGCCTAACCCCACGCGCAGCAGGAGATAGACATGCAGCACACAGACAAGGCGATAGCAGAGTTCGAGGCGTGGTGGATTCGTCAGCCTCACCGCGAGCAGTTCGAGAGCATGAAAACGCAGATGCGGAATGTGTGGGTGGCGTCGCGGAGGGAGTTGGTAATTGAGCTGCCGCCTCCTTATCCGATGCCCGAAGAGCCGGAAGACGCATTCGACGATAGCTGGATGGACGCCTACCACGCGGCAACCGGGATGCGTCATGTTTGCCGCGCCGCCATCGAAGCCGCTGGCATACCAACGAGGAATGAAGGATGAACCGAGGGCAGTTGCTTGAAGAGTTCGAGAAGTATCAGCAGCGCGTGGCCCGGTCAATGACCGACGGCGGGGAAGGTAAACGCGTTCCGAGGATTCTGGCGGGATTGAGCTTCGCGGATTTCGAAGCAGGCTGGAACGCCGCCATCGAAGCAGCCGGCGTAACGGTGAGGGGGTGAGGGATGGCCAGATATCAGACCATCAAGCGATTTTCAGAGGCAACCGGCTACACTGAGCACGCAATCCGGTCCAAGCTCTCCAAAGGAGTCTGGCCACTGGGTGAAATCTGGATCAAGGCACCGGACGGCCATGTGCTGATCAGCGTGGAAGGGTACGAAGCATGGGTGGAAAGCGGAATGGAGTCCGGCGCGCGTCGGCTTCCAGCATTGAAATCAGTTTCATGTGGCAGGGGACGCAGTGCCGTGAACGTCTCCCACTTGAGCCCACCCCCGCTAATCTGAGGCGTGCCGAGCAGCACAAGGCAGCCGTAGAGCTTGCCATATACAGAGGCACCTTCGACTACGCCGCGACTTTCCCCAAGTCAAAGCGCGCTGTAAAGCTCGGGCATCAGACCGGGTTGATTCCCCTCTCCGACTATCTCGACAAGTGGCTTTCCAGAAAGGAGGCGCACCTAAAAGCGTCGACCCTGGACGGCTATCGCAAGATCATCAGCGGCGTATTGGTGCCGAGGCTGGGCCATGCGCCGCTGGTGACGCTCACGCGCAAGATGGTGCGCGATGAGTTGACGAAGATGAACGCCTCGAACAAGCGACTCGCCAACGTGCAGAGCTGCCTGCGGTCGGCACTGAATGATGCCATTGATGACGAGCTGATCGAGGTCAACCCGCTGGCCGGCTGGACGTACTCAGTGAAGGGCAAGCCGAAAGCAGAGGATGAGATTGACCCGTTCAGCAAGGATGAGCAGGCGGTGATACTGGCAGCGGCCACCGGGCAATACCGGAACCTGTTGCAGTTCGCGCTCTGGACCGGGCTTCGCACGTCGGAACTCGTGGCGCTGGAATGGGGGGATATTGACTGGCTACGGGGGGAGGCGCGGATAAGTCGAGGACTGACCAAGGCGGCCAAGGAAGCGGAGTTGCCGAAGACGGCAGCGGGATTGCGGGATGTGAAGCTGTTGCCAATGGCGCTGGCCGCGCTCGAGGAGCAGAAAACACACACCTATATAGTAGGCGGGCCGGTCTTCCATGATCCGCGCTACGGCAAACCGTTCGACGGCGACCAGGCGATCAGGAAGTCATTCTGGATCCCCACAATCCGCAAGGCAAAGGTGCGGTACCGCAACCCGTACCAAACCCGGCACACATACGCATCAATGATGCTGTCAGCGGGCGAGCATCCGATGTGGGTAGCAAAGCAGATGGGCCACAGCAGCTGGGTGATGATCGCCCGCGTCTATGGCCGGTACATTCCGAACGATGGCGACACGTCGGGCAGCAAGGCGGCTGAGCTGTTCGGGACGCCGGTTCAAATCCATAGTGAGAGTCAGCATGAACCTACTCCAAGAAACCCTTGAGGCTATAGCAGAAAGCGGTCACGACAACACCGACATAGTGTTTATTGGCTCGCCAGCATCAGGGCACGCGTGCTCGTGGGCTGAATTTACAGTGCTGGCCGATTTCGAATATGACGATGGATACGGCGGACAGATTGTGTCTAGCGATTTGGTGATAGTGTTCGCTGACTGCGGGCAATTACGCAGAACAGAATACGACGGCAGCGAAGGCTGGGAGTACATAGCTCCTTTCAAGGCGCCCGAATCCTCGAAGGCAATTTATAAATTGACCGGCGACATGTGGTCGACCCTGGCCGATCACAACCCTTGATGCGGCATTTTCAGCAACATTTCAGCGACCACCCAGCCACAGCCCAGCAAATACGGGAACTGAACGGGGGTTCAAATCCCCCCGGCTCCACCATTTTGTCTTCCCAGGAAGACCCAGAAAAGCCGTAAAGCCCAGAGAAATCAAAGCTTTACGGCTTTTTTATTGCCCACGTTTTGCTATCTAATCCCAGGGCATCCCACGGTTGACGGGGGCACATATGGGGGCATAAAACGCTCATCAGCTCGCTCGGAGAGGATGTGCCCCCAATGCCCTTGAAAGACACCAACTGCCGCAACGCCAAGCCCCAGGACAAGCCCTACCGGCTGTATGACGAACAGGGTTTGTATCTTGAAGTGCAGCCTAATGGAGGCCGTTACTGGCGCTTGAAGTACCGCTTTCTGGGCAAGGAAAAACGCCTTGCTCTTGGCGTTTACCCAGAGGTCGGCTTACAGGATGCTCGTCGCAAGCGTGATGACGCTCGTGTTCAGCTTGCCGGCGGCCAAGACCCTTCGCTGCAAAGACGCATGGCCAAAGTGGTCAGCCAGCTCGATCACCAGCACACCTTTGAATCGGTCGCCAAGCAATGGCTCACTGTTCGCGAATCCTCCTGGGATCCGGAGTACACCCGCACAGTAAGGCAGCGCCTTGAGCTCAATGCCTACCCCTGGTTGGGAAAACTTCCGATCAGCAGCATCAGCACGCCCATGCTGGTCGAAAACCTCCAGCGCATCATCAAGCGCGGTGCTCGCGAGACGGCACGTCGTGTAGCCCAAATCTACAAACAGATTTTCGAGTTCGCCGAAGCTGCCGGTATCACCCCACCCAACCAGATTGGCAATCTCTCACGTACGCTCCCAGCCAAGCGGGTGAAACATTTTGCTGCCGTGACCGATCCTGAAAAACTCGGCGCACTGCTTAAAGCACTAGATAGCTACAGCGGAACAATGCCTGTCTGTTGTGCCTTAAAACTGGCCCCGTTGCTGTTCTGCCGGCCCGGAGACCTTCGACATATGGAATGGTCGGAGGTCAATCTGGATGCTGGCGAGTGGTTGATTCCTGGTCACAAGATGAAAGGGCTAACTGCTACCAAACAGGATCGCCCAGATCACCTGGTTCCCCTCAGCCAACAAGCAGTCGCTGTTCTACGCGAACTGAAACCGCTCACCGGCAGGCATCGGTATACCTTCCCCTCGGCCCGAGGAGGCGACCGACCGATGTCCAACAATGCCGTTCTCAGCGCGTTACGCCGCATGGACATCAGCGGCGACGAAATGACTGGGCACGGCTTTCGTGCAACAGCGAGAACCATAGGTGCTGAGGTGCTGGGATTTCGCCCCGATCTCCTGGAGCATCAGCTTGCTCACACGGTAAAAAATCCGTTGGGACGGGCGTACGACCGAACGTCATTTCTGCCAGAACGACGCGACATGATGCAGCGCTGGTCAGATTACCTAGATGCGATCAAGGCCTGAGCTCACTGCCTGGGCTTGCAATACCGATTCCCGCTTGGTAAAAATCAGGCATCCCTCGGACGTTCATAGGACTCCATGGGATCGTCACGCTGCCCCAGTTACGGCGTTAAGAATCCGAAGTCCATCTGCTGTTAGCAAATGGACTTTCTGGGTACCTCATCGGGGTATCGCCAGCATCTCGCAGGCCTTTTGCGCCTGCTCGCCTGCAACAAGGCTGCTAAAGAAACGTATGGACTCCTATTCCGTACCAGCAGGGTCTTTCCTCTCCCCCACGCCAAAGACACAGCTTCAGCTGTCATGCGCACAGCTGAAGCCGGCAATAAACCTCGGAGGCCCGTAACACGAGGCCCGACAAACATCCCTGCTTTGCAGTAGGAAAATCCGAGCGCCACTCCCAACACATATGCGTATTGCAGTACTTGAGGACCGCTGCAACGCCACCGCCTGAGCACCAGTTAAATGTCAGCACAAACTATTGCACCCAGCCCAGAGGAACCGCGCTTCCTTCGCCTGCCCGAGGTTGAACTCGCTGTCGGGAAAAAGAGATCCACGATCTATCGCGACATAGCAGCGGGAAAATTCCCTGCTCCATATGATCTAGGCAGCAGCAGATCGGTTGGCTGGCTCAGCACGGAGATATCTGCCTGGATCCTGAGCCGGCCGCGCGTACAGTTACGTGGGAGGCATAACAATGACTAACACCTCCGCCCCACTGCGCGCACAGACTCAGTGGTTTCATGTCTTTAGGGCCATGATCGATCAGGGTGATGTCGCCCGAATCGGGCCCCATGCATTTACGGTTTATGCCGTCATCAAGGCACACGCCAATTTCGACCATGGATTATCGAAACCGGGCATCCAACGGATTTCCGAACAGTCTGGAGTCAGTCAGGCACAGGTCAAACGGGCATTAGGGGTTCTCGAAAAAGCAGGTTTCATTGCAAAGAAAAAGTTCGGCCGATCCAATCACTACATGCTACGCGAAAAGGTCCAGGTCACTGAGGCCGGCTTACCACATACCGTAGTAACCTGGGATTACGTGCCGGACCGCGCCCAGCAGACCGTTACTGAGCTTAAAAAAGCCATGATCGCTGGCGATCTCGCAAGTACGCGAACACTGAATATCGAGCGTCTGAATATACAAATCAATCTGGCAGGTGGTAATTCCCAGATCGATTTAGGCTCATTGCACACCGACCTAGATCGACTGCCAGCCGGCATTCGAGAAACGCTGCGTAGAAACCTCAATCGCCGTGGTGATCTTATACACAGCTCAGAGTGACACGTATCAACCTGAGCTGTGTACCATCTGGATGGAGCTCACCTAGAGCTCCGTCGCGTTGGAATACAGCTCAGGCTGAGCCGCTAAAAAGAAAGATAAAATAAAAAAGAGTAGTTCTGGGGGCGACGCAACCTCCTGAGTGAAAGCCCCGAAGCCATTTTGGGTTACGGGCAGCTACCGTAAGCTCGATTCGACGAAACCCACCAGCCCATTTGCCGCTTTTTCGCATTGCAGAAGCGCCTTCCTTTATCATCCCCGGCATCGTGTAATGATTGATTCCCCATTCACTGGCTCAGGGCGCTCGGCTGTCGAATCCAGTGGCATCCAGCATAAACCGAGGCGACTGAGCAGAGCTGAGTTGCGATGCTGACGCCAGGCCGACAGAGCGGCATGTGCCGGCCGGGATGTGACCCTCGCCCAAAAATTTTAGCGGCTAAAATCGCCGCCTTCGCGCATCAGCGATCTGGACAGTGGTAAACCATGAATGCAGTAGAAATTGAGTCCGCCATTTCGGACCTGGCCCTAGAGCCCTTTGACGCGGCGGAGTTCCCGTTCACCTTCCTGGCCGCATTCGGCAACAAGGAAACCGCGCTCAAGCGCCTGCGCGCTGGCAACAACAACGCCTCGGATGTACCTGGCGGCGTACTACTGCGCAGCAACATTCATATCGCCGCATGCGAGCCTGGCACCGTGGGCGAAACGCTCAAGGCCTTGCGCGCCAGCCCGGCCACCATAAAAGCTAAAGCCAAGTTCATCCTCTCCACCGACGGGCAAACGCTGGAGGCCGAAGAACTGATCACGGGTGAAACCATCACCTGCGACTACCCTGACTTTCCCAACCACTTCGGCTTCCTGCTGCCGCTGGCCGGCATCTCCACCATCAAGGAGATCAAAGACAACCCCATCGACGTGCGTGCCACCAGCCGCCTGAACAAGCTGTACGTCGAACTGCTGAACGAGAACCCGGACTGGGCCAAGACCGAACGCCGCCATGACATGAACCATTTTATGTCTCGGTTAGTGTTCTGCTTTTTTGCTGAAGACACAGATATCTTCACTGGCGACGGACTGTTTACCACGACGGTTGAGCACTACAGCGAGCGCGACGGCTCCAACACCGCCCAGGTGCTGTCGGAAATCTTCCGCGCTATGAACCTCAAGTTGGCCGAGCGTGCCGGTGCAGAACCGCGCTTGCCTGGCTGGGCCAACAAATTCCCGTATGTGAATGGCGGCTTGTTCTCTGGAAGCACTGAAGTACCGCGCTTTACGCGCATGGCGCGTACTTACCTGCTGCACGCCGGCAACCTGAACTGGCAAAAAATCAACCCAGACATTTTCGGCAGCATGATTCAGGCCGTGGCCGATGATGAAGAGCGCGGCGCACTGGGCATGCACTACACCAGCGTGCCCAACATCCTGAAAGTATTAAACCCACTATTTCTGGATGATCTGTGTGCTCAGCTGGAGGCAGCGGGCGACAACAAGGCCAAGCTGCTTAACCTGCGCAAGCGTATGGCGCGCATCCGCGTATTTGACCCAGCATGCGGTTCCGGCAATTTCCTGGTCATTGCCTACAAGCAGATGCGCGATATCGAGGCGGAGATCAATCGTCGCCGGGGCGAAGCTCACAATAAGTCCGAAATACCGCTGACCAATTTCCGCGGCATCGAGCTACGCGACTTTCCGGCAGAAATTGCCCGACTGGCCCTTATCATTGCTGAGTTTCAGTGCGATGTGTTGTATCGCGGGCAGCAGGATGCTTTAGCTGAATTTCTACCGTTAGACTCACAGAATTGGATTGTCTGCGGCAATGCGCTGCGGCTGGATTGGTTGGCGGTGTGCCCGCCGACGGGGACTAGCGTGAAGCTGGCAGCGAACGATTTGTTCGACGTGCCATTGGACCAATCTGAAATCGCCTTCGAAAACGAAGGAGGCGAGACGTACATCTGCGGTAACCCGCCGTATATTGGCGACAAATATCAATCGAAAGAGCAGAAGAGCGACATAAAAAGCCTTACCAAAAAAGACGTGCGCGCTGTCGATTACATCACTGGGTGGCTTTGGAAAGCATCAGACTACATTCGCAGCGGAGGCCGATTCGCCTTCGTTTCTACGAACTCTATCTGCCAAGGTGTTCAGGTTCCGCTGGTGTGGCCGAGAATAGTCATGGCGGGGCAAGAGATTTTCTTTGGCCACAAAGCTTTTCTCTGGGGTAACAACGCTGCTAGGAACGCGCAAGTCACCTGCATAATTGTTGGCGTGGCCAATTTAGGCGTCAAACAGAAATACATCTTCGACGGTGAAGAGCGAAAAGAAGTTGAAAGCATCAACTTATATCTCGCGCCCGGCAAAAATATCATCGTCGAGCGGGCGAATGATCCCATCTCTGGTGTATCGACCATGTTTGGCGGGAACATCCCGAGAGATCAGGGAAATCTGTTGCTCACGCCCGATGAGGCAAGGGATTTGCTGGACTCTTATCCTGAGGCAGCGCCTCTAATAAAGCCGATCCTTGGCTCCAAAGAGTTCATCAATGGCCTAGAACGGTACTGTCTCTGGATAACTGACGAACAAGCGCAGATCGCCTTTTCAATTCCGCCCATCAAGGCGAGGCTTGACCGCATACGAGAATATCGTCTGCATGGCAGTGAACGTGGCCGTGCCGGCCTCGACACACCCTACAAGTTTGAACGGACTATCATCGGAAACGACCACACCATCATCATTCCAAGCGTCTCGTCGGAGCGCCGCGCTTATCTCCCTTGCGGTTTGCTGACGAGTGACGTGCGCGTCTCAAATCTTGCACTTGCCCTCTACGACGCCCCACTTTGGAACATGGCCCTCATCGCCTCCCGCCTGCACCTCGTTTGGATTGGCACCGTCTGCGGAAAAATGAAAACGGACTTCCGCTACTCCAACACACTTGGCTGGAACACCTTCCCAGTGCCGAGGCTCACAGAGCAAAACAAGGTCGACCTGACCCGCTGCGCTGAAGATATTCTGCTGGCCCGCGAAGCACACTTCCCCGCCACCATCGCCGACCTGTATGACCCAGACACCATGCCTGAGAACCTTCGCCGTGCCCACGAGCACAACGATGAAGTGCTGGAGCGTATCTATATCGGTCGTCGCTTCAAGAACGACACCGAACGACTGGAGAAGCTGTTTGATCTCTACACCAAGATGACAGCAGACACAGCAAAGGCCACGCCGAAGAAGCTACGAGGGAAAATGGCATGAACGACACCCCTGCTAGCCTGACCACACCACCCGAGGGCTACGGCGAGTGGTTAGCAGACCTCAAAGGCCGCATCCATAGCGCCCAGCAGCGCGCCACGCTGGCGGTAAACCGCGAACTGGTGCTGCTCTACTGGCAGATCGGCAACGATATTTTGACCCGGCAGGCACAGCAGGGCTGGGGGGCCAAGGTGATCGAGCGGCTGGCCCATGACCTGCGCACCGCCTTTCCTGAGATGAAGGGATTTTCCCGCGCCAACCTGATGTATATGCGCGCCTTTGCCGAGGCCTGGCCGGATGCCGCAATTGTCCAACAGGCTGTTGGACAATTGCCCTGGGGGCACAACCTGGTACTGCTGACCCGGCTAAAAGACTCACAGCAGCGCCTGGCCTATGCCCAGAGCGCGATTGCGCACGGTTGGTCACGCAATGTGCTGAACATCCATATCGAAACCCGCCTGTTGGAGCGCAGTGGCACGGCGGTCACTAACTTCGACGTCAGCTTGCCCAAGGTGCAGTCGGACCTGGCCCGCGAGTCGTTGAAAGATCCGTATCGGTTTGACTTCCTCGGCCTGCGCGATGAGGCGCAGGAACGCGAAATCGAACACGCCCTGGTCAAACACGTCACCGAGTTTCTGTTGGAGCTGGGCGCAGGCTTTGCGTTTGTCGGGCGGCAGGTAGTGCTGGATGTAGGCGGCGACGAATTCTTCATTGACTTGCTGTTCTACCACCTCAAGCTGCGCTGCTATGTGGTGATCGAGCTCAAAGCCGGCAAGTTCAAGCCCGAGCACCTGGGCCAGCTTGGATTTTATATGACTGCGGTGGATCGCCAGGTCAAAGATGAACACGACAACCCCACCATCGGCCTTTTGCTCTGCAAGAGCAAAAACAAGATCGTGGCGGAATATGCGCTGGGCGATAAGACCCAGCCCATGGGCATTGCCGAGTACAAATTGCTCGAATCTCTGCCTGCAGAATTGCAAACCAGCTTGCCCAGCATTGAACAGATCGAACGTGAACTGGCGGGCGACGGCACCCTCATGGAGGACGAATCACAGTGACGAACACCACCAACCCGACCAACAGCTACACGGTGCCGTCGGTATCCATTGCTACAGCGCACACTGGGGCATCCAGCAAGGCAAATGAGCTGGGCATGCGCACCATGCAAGAGCGCGCCTATACCAAGCGCGGCGAACAGTACCTGCTGATCAAATCGCCCCCCGCATCGGGCAAGTCTCGCGCACTGATGTTTATCGCCTTGGATAAGCTGCATAACCAGAACCTGCAACAGGCCATCGTCATAGTGCCCGAGCGCTCCATTGGCGGCAGCTTTGCCGATGAGCCGCTGAGCCAGCATGGTTTCTACTGGGACTGGGTGGTGGCTCCGCAGTGGAACCTGTGCAATGCCCCAGGCATCGATGAGCCGCGTGTGGCCAAGTCCAAGGTGGACGCCGTGCGCGCCTTCCTAGACAGCAGCGACAAGGTGCTGGTCTGCACCCACGCCACCTTCCGCTTTGCCGTGGAAGAGTTGGGCATCGACGCGTTCGACAACCGCCTAATTGCCATCGATGAGTTCCACCACGTTTCTGCCAACCCAGACAACAAACTGGGCAGCCAACTGAGCGCGTTCATCAACCGCGACAAGGTACACCTCGTTGCCATGACCGGCTCCTACTTCCGTGGCGACAGCGCGGCCGTGCTGGCCCCGTCGGAAGAGAACAAGTTTGAGACGGTGACGTACACCTACTACGAGCAGCTAAACGGCTATCGCTGGCTCAAGTCGCTGGATATTGGCTACTTCTTCTACACTGGGAGGTACGTGGATGCGGTCGCCAAGGTGCTGGACCCGGCGCTGAAAACCATCGTCCACATTCCAAACGTAAATGCCCGCGAGAGCCTCAAAGACAAGGAACGCGAGGTCAACGAGATCATGAGTTCGCTGGGCGATTGGCAGGGTGTCGACCCGGCGACCGGCTTCCACCTGATCAAAGCCAAGGACGGCCGCACGCTGAAAGTGGCCGACCTGGTAGATGACAGCGACGCGGCCAGACGCTCCAAAGTGCTCGGCGCACTGAAAGATCCGGCACAGAAGAACAACCGCGACAACGTGGATGTAATCATCGCGCTGGGCATGGCGAAGGAAGGCTTTGACTGGATCTGGTGCGAGCATGCGCTGACCATCGGCTACCGTTCGAGCCTGACCGAAATCGTACAAATCATTGGCCGTGCCACGCGGGATGCCGAGGGTAAGGAGCGCTCGCGTTTCACCAACCTGATCGCCGAGCCTATGGCCGATCAAGCTGCCGTTGCCGAGGCGGTGAACGATATGCTCAAAGCCATTTCCGCCAGCCTGCTGATGGAACAGGTGCTTGCTCCGCGCTATGAATTCACCCCGAGGAACCACGGGGAGAAAGAGGGCTTTGTTTACAACGATGGTGAAGGCTATCAACCGGGCGGCACCAACCTGGGCGTGAATGAAACCACAGGCCAGTTCCATGTTGAGATCAATGGCCTGACCACGCCGCAAAGCACTGAAGCCACGCGCATCTGCAAAGAAGATTTGAACGAAGTAGTGACTAGCTTCCTGCAGGACAAAACCGTGCTGGAACGCGGCCTATTCGACAAGGAAAATACCTTGCCGGAAGAGCTGACCCAACTGCGCATGGGGAAAATCGTGCGCGAGCGTTACCCCGATTTGAGCGACGTCGACCAGGAAGCCATCCGCCAACACGCTATCGCCGCAATGAACATTACCCAGCAGGCCAAGTTGATGTTGGCTCAGGCCGACGCCAACGGGAGTGACACCTTACAAGGCAGCACTGCTCTGCTGGATGGCGTGCGCAAGTTCATTAACGTACGCGAGCTGGACATTGATCTAATCGACCGCATCAACCCCTTCGACGCCGCCTATGCGGTACTGGCGAAGGCGATGGACGAAAAGTCCCTGCGTCAGGTTCAGGCCAGCATTGCGGCCAAAAAGGTGAGCATTCCCGAAGACGAAGCACGAGACCTGGCAAAACGTGCCCTGCAGTTCAAGAACGAGCGTGGCCGCCTGCCTGACATCAACTCCGCCGACGCCTGGGAAAAGACTATCGCCGAGGGCATGGTAGCTTTCGCACGCTATCGTGCCCAAGCGAAGGCACAGGAGGGCTCTGCCAATGGCTGAAATGAACGATGACGAGCTGCTGAATGCGCTGGGGATAGAAGTCCCTTCACTCAAGATAACAACCCGAACCCCTCGCGAAGAACGCATCATCGCTGGCTTCGAGGACATTCAGCGTTTCTATCAAACCCACGGCCGCGCCCCACTGCATGGCGAGGATTGCGACATCTTCGAGCGTTTGTATGCCGTGCGCCTGGATCAGCTGCGCAAGCTGCCGGAGGCACAAACCCTACTGGCAGGCTTTGATAGTCACGGCCTACTGTCAGGTACTGCGGCCGCCGCAGTAAATGTGGACGACCTGGATGAGGACGCATTACTCGCTGAGCTCGGCATCGGCAGTGAGTCCGTCGATCAGGACGACATCACCGTGCTGCGGCATGTGCGATCCAGTGCGGCAATAAAGGCGGCAGAAGAAATTGCCGCCCGGAACCCGTGTAAAGACTTCGAGAGGTTTAAGCCACTGTTTGATGAGGTGGAAGCGGGCCTCAAACAAAAATCGTGGGTAACCAAGCCCTTTGGCAAGAACGCCAGCATCGAAGCAGGGGACTTCTTCATTTTGAGCGGACTGATCGCCTATGTTGCCGAAGTGGGCGACACCTACAGGACGCCGAATGCGGAGACAAATGGGCGCTTGCGCGTCATCTACTCCAATGAGACGGAAAGCGATCTGCTATTACGGTCCTTGCAGCGGGCGCTCTACAAAGACAGTGACGGCCGTGCCGGGTCTCGGCTCATCAAGGTAGATTCCGGCCCGCTATTCAGCGACATAACCGAGCCGGACGACATCGAGACTGGCACTATCTATGTGCTGCGCAGCCAGTCCAGCCACCCATTCGTAGCCGAGCACCGCGAGCTGATCCACAAGATCGGCGTAACCGGCGGCCGAGTGGAAACCCGTATCGCGGCGGCCGCGAAGGATGCCACCTACCTGCTGGCCGATGTGGAAGTGGTCGCGACTTACAAGCTTCACAACCTGAACCGTACCCGGCTGGAAAACATCTTCCACCGCCTGTTTGGCGCAGCGCAGCTGGACTTAACCATCGAAGACCGCTTCGGCAATCCGGTTAAGCCAAGGGAATGGTTCCTAGTGCCGCTGCATGTGATTGATGAAGCGGTTGAGCGCATTCGGGATGGGTCTATTACCGGTGTAGCGTATGACCCACAAACGGCTCGCCTGGTCAGCTGAGGCGCTGGGTATGCGCAACGGCTAAATAGTGATGATCAAATCCGGGCGGAAGCCAGTCTCTTCGCCCGGATATCCCCGAGGGTTGCAGACCATACGCGTGCCCGCCACTTCTTAGTCGACGGCTGTATGTGAATGCCCACGCACCCACAGTGCCATATGCGCCTCCCCCATAAGGTCTTCCCCGCGACTGGCATACGCGGCATCCATGTGAGTGCCGGCATGCGGGTTGCAGTGGACAGCTTCAGCGCGACTTAACCTACGTTAGCCTCGACCAGTCGCAAAGGAGATGACGGTACATCCAGCATGTACTGCCTGGTCACCATCTCTGCCGTAAGCCCGGCAGCTGTCAACACCCGCTTCCAGGTACTGTAATCCAGGAGATTGATCGCCCTCTGTACCAGCATAGGCGACTCCATAGGGATCAACTCGTCAAACTCCTCGTGCTTCGTGAAACCCTTTCGATTGAGGTACGTGAAGCCCGATTTAGCTTGCTCGGCAGTAAGCAGATCAAGGGTGTGAGCCCTGAAAATGAGCGCCTTGAAGCTTACCTTCCAACGAAGCTTCATTTCCTTGAGTGCCGGCCAGTTCAGGTACTTGCCTCGCATAGGGGGAAACTCTGATGCGAAACTTGCCCGGGGCATCAACAAAGCGCTGGCAAACTGGTTAGCCTGATCCTCAGTAAGGCGGCAACCGGTCTCAATGCCTTGGTGCATCACCAAATGGCCCATTTCATGAGCAAGGTCGAAACGTTGCCGGCATGGATTCACCTTTGCGGTGTTCCTCACGATCAACGGTCGTTTGTTGGACAGCGAGAACGCATCGACCTTGTCATCGGCTTCGGCCAGATTCACCACCAGCACACCAACTTTTTCGGCCAGCTTGGTCACACTAGACAGGGGGCCAATCCCCAGGCCTTGCTCACGGCGAAATTTTTCAGCAACTTGCTCGATCTTGTTGATACCGGATACCGGCTCCTCAAGCATGCTGAAACTCACTGCAGGAAAGGCAACTTCCTTATCCAACTCGTCAATCAGCAGCTCAAACATCTCGACCTGAGCCGCAATGGTCTTTTTGAGAGTCTGCGAGGAGGATCGGACGCTTCGAAAATGGCATTGCTCCAACTCCACCGAACCGCGTCGTGGCGTGAAGAAAAAACTCTCGCGCACGCCCAAGGCTTCAGATAGCTGGGCGAGTTGGGTGCCCGAAGGAATCGCATTGACTTCCAGCTTGTGCGCGTATTGCCGGGTAACGCCCAAGAGCTCTCCGATATCGGCGAGCGAACGCCCCGCCGCGCATCTAGCGAGACGGAGCTTGTCGGGCGAAAACTCGTCGCCAAGAGGCAGAAAGCCTGTTCTGTCATTCATTTACTGGATCAGCATCTCGTGTTGCGTTCTGGTCTGCATCTTTGTCCCGACGAGCGACTAATGGATCATCGATTGCCACCTCTTGTGGAAGCTCGGTGGTACGAGGAGCAAACAGAGGCACGTAGTCATGCACCCACTTACATACGAGGTTCCGGTTGGTATCGAAGCCCAGAATCGAAGCAGTCAGCGTCGGCCCGTCAAAGTTGCCGTCAGTATCGACATACAAACGCCAGGTAATGTTCTTGTCGATCGCAGGCCCCAGCAGGCTAGCCTGGTAAAGCTCAACTCGGTTGGATTGCAGTCGATACCCTTTCTTTCTGACCTCGGGATCGTCCATTACCACCTGCATCAGCACGCCATTCACACTCAGAGTGAAGTCCATGGTGCGGTTAGTGAGCAGCAGCCACGGAAGGGCCGGATCGCCGTGCAGGCGTTTGAACCGGCCGTGGACGCGGCCATACGGAAGTGTTCCCATAGTCCAGTTGGTATCGTCATCAGTAGAGGTGACTTCCAACGCACGGTAAGCCGCATCCAGAGCGTTATTGCAGATCAGCTCGACGTGTTCCGGCTTCAGCTTCGGTTCCAGCTCACTCGGGTGTTGGATCGGGGGCATGGGCCTCTCCATAAAAGCGTGCAAAACATAGATACTGTCAACCGGCATTTTTGTGCAAATTATGGTATCTGTCAACCTTCGTGCCCCTGATGCTCAATAGCTGCCTGGCGAAGCTTTTAAACCCGAAGCTACCTAAGACCGTTTCCCGGCAACAACACGGGACACTGACGGTAGAGTGCTCAGGTTGTACAGTTTTTGCTCAACCACCCCAAAAGCCATATACGACGCTACGTTTAGCTCACTGTATCTGCTCACTGGCTTACAGCGCTTCTAGGACGCTCATAATCCCCTGGTCGCAGTTTCGTGTGCTGCCAGGTGCAAGTTATCTCGGCCCGGTCTTACCGACGTATCGATACAGCGTTGTTCTCGATACCCCGTATCGCTTGGCTACGGTGCCAACCTGAATCTGTGGATCTTTGAGCAAAGCCTTTATTTCGCGGACTTGAGCCTCTTCCAGCGCAGGTTTACGACCACCTTTACGTCCTCGAGCGCGAGCCGCCGCCAGCCCTGCGCGGGTACGCTCTCGAATCAGGTTGCGCTCGAACTCGGCCAGGGCTGCGAACACATGAAAGATCAGCTTGCCGGCGGCGCTGGTGGTTTCGATTCGCTCGTTGATCGACTCGAACCCCACCCCTTCCTGCTCCAGCCGACTGACGATCCCAACCAAGTCAGGCAAGGAGCGGCCAAGGCGATCCAGTCGCCATACGACCAGAGTGTCGCCACTGCGCAGAGCCTTGAGACAGTGCCCCAACTCCGGCCTATCTGCTGACTTACCACTCATGGTCTCCTCGTAAACTGCGTTGCATCCAGTCAGGGCAAGTGCATCACGCTGCAGGTCGAGATTCTGATCATCAGTCGACACTCGGGCGTACCCAATCCGCTTTCCCAT